TCCAGATGAAATACTGCACATTAAACAATCAGAAGCATCGACTGGTGGTGGGCACTCCATTGCTAGAGTTGAATATTATGCAACCGATGATTTCGCCGATGGAGACGGATGTTCAATTAAGTTTGCCGGCGGCGATGCCGGTTCGGCAAACAATGTTATTGGCAGGTTAACTGTATCAAGAGATGGCGCAGATACCGAGGGAGCTTTTGCTTTTCTCTGCGGCACTAATGGCGCTGAAGAATTTATGAGGATTGCTAGCGATGGAAAGATCGGCGCTGGAGTGGAAGATCCGCAAGTGCAGTTGGATGTTGCCGGAAGCAACACTGATGGAAAATCTTTACAACTTCGGTCAGGGGACACCGCCGCCGGGACCGACTCGACACAGGTAATGTTTTCCTATGCAGGCAATTCATATAATAGTACGGGATATGCACATTCGATTAGAACAAGGCACAACGGCGGTGGTGAATCTGGCAACGCAATTGATTTCTGGTTATGGGATCAAGGAACAGATACTAGTAGCACTCTAGGGACAAAAAGAGTAATGACCCTAGACGGTGATGGTGCGATTTATGCATATGAGTTAGACAGCACTGCCGGCACTAATTACGTGAGGTATCACACTACTACTGGTCGGATTACTTATATCACCTCCAAAAAAGAAACCAAAACTAATATAAAAAAACTCAAAAAAAGTGATGGAATAGGAGTCATAAACCAGTTGCGACCCATTAAATTTGAAAGTAAAAATGAAAGAGGAAATATAAGAACCGGATTTGTTGCGGAGGAAGTCGCGGAGGTGGACGCCTCGCTAGTATCATACGGACTAGATTATAAGCATCACAAGACGACTGGGGGGATAGTGACGGGTTCTGATGGCAAGAAGATGGTAAAGTCGGATAAACTAGTCCCTCAAATGTGGGAATTTGAGGCGGTGATAGCACATCTAGTAAAAGCAGTTCAGCAGCAGAACACCAGCATAGAAGAACTAAAAAGCGAGATTGACGACCTAAAGAAAGGTGAAGCATCCTAATTATCCTCCGATGATGCTAAAAGCGATAACTGTTCCTACCACTGTTGGCGATGGAACGTAAATATAGTTTAGGAGATATAAATATAGTTTAGGAGATATAAAGGTTTTAGATAAACCAAAATCTAATTATTAAGTATGAAAAATCTTTCTGAAGTGCAAAATCTAATTAGGGAATTTTATTCTTTCGCGAAACAAAGGTTGGGGTTCAAAAAACCAGTCAGATTATTTCTCAAGAGAGATGCAGATAATTCTCAAAATCTTTTAGGAAAAACTGCGTATTATGACCCCCAAAGCATGTCTATAACGGTCTATATTACAGATCGACATCCAAAAGATGTTCTTCGTTCTTTTTCTCATGAGTTGGTTCATCATAATCAAAACTGCAATGGAAAATTTGAAATGAATGGAAAATTTGAAGAAGGATACGCACAGGAAAATCCACATTTGAGAAATATGGAAAAACAAGCCTATTTAGAAGGTAACTTAGCATTCCGCGACTGGGAAGATTCTAGACAAACTCAAGGAGAGTGAAAATGAAAAAAGCAATTGATCAGAGGAACAAGATGAGAGGGGAGAATCTCATGCAGAAGTGGGGATATGCTAGCGATGCAGTCTCAGAAGATGAAGGCGGCGACGAAATTGTCGATGAGGAAGAAGAACCTGGTGAGGTAAGTGAGTCCGTTTTACGAGAAATGCATAAGGGTTCTCCCGGCGAGGAAATAGGGTATCTAATGGCTGTGGCGCGCCACATGACGGACGACCCTGCGATCAAACTTGCACCCGATGGGGAACCAGACGCAGAATGGATACGAAGGGCAGAATATCTTGCCGATCCTAACAGTTTTGAATCTTACGGTACGTTTGAGGACCTGGATGCTGCGGATATAAGCAAATTCTGGCAACAAGTGCCGGATAACTATGGTGGAAGCGGTGTCTACGAAGAGTGGTCTGCGGAAATGCAAACCAGTCGTGCGCACGAGAGAGGGGGAAGACCCTATAGCAGCACTGAAAAACAATCTGATCCAGCATCACTAAAACATGATGCAAGCGGATTAGAAGAAAAGCAAAACATTATTCAGAAAATGATTTCAGATATCTTAGCAGAAAGTGACTCAGATCTTGATGAAAAATCTCTATCCGAAATAGAAGACTCGGTTAAGAAAAAGTTAAGAGAAGGAATATTTGATCGACTCGGCGCTAGAGCGTCTTCTCTGGGAAAAGGTCTCAAGCGCGCTGGTAAGGGTCTTGGGCCCACATTTAAGGGTCAAGAGGTTGGAGCAGTAGATACGAGTGCCGAAAAGTTTTGTCACCTTCTTTCTGGGCGGGCAAAAAATTTGAGGAAATTTTACATCGATATGAAAAAAGACTTCACAAAACTACAAATTGATATAAGCAAGTCTTCTGAAGGATCCAAAGCAGATATTGGTGCACAAGGAAAAATAAAGGCATTAGAGGCGGAACTTGCCAAAGCACAAAAGGGAGAAGGCGATTACGAAGACGTGGATCCAAATGTGCGGAAGTCCGATATCGAAAAGATAAAGAAAGACATGGAAAAGATAAAGAAAGACATGGAACTGAATGAGGCGAAATATACGGGAAGAGGGACGCCGGCGGCAGATATAAAAAATGTAGGGCAGGCAGAGCGACCTGTGCAAGATCCGAGCAAACCACTAAATCCCGCAGATTTTGGAGACTGGCCAGAGTCACCAATAAAAGAAAAACCACCAAATCCCGCAGAAGGTGCGATGTCTAAAGGATCTGTTCCGTACCTGGCACTCCAAGAAATAGCACAAGCTGTCAAGGCACTAGATCGTCTAGCAGCAATGTGTGACGAGGGAACAATGTCTCTTGATCCCAAAAAGCAAAATAAGAAAATTTTTACTACGTTCCGACAGGGACAATTTGAATAAAGGAGAACTAAATTATGGCTAGTCCAAAAAGACGAAGACTTGCAAAACTTGCAAAACTTGCTTCAATGAAAGCAAAATCAGAAAAAGCAGTGGGAGCCCCGGCGGCCGCAGCGAAAAAGGTAGAAGTTCCGATTACTCCTGCGCCGGCAGCGATAGAAGAACCTCCTCGCATTGCTGAAGAAGTCGCCCCGATGGCGGCAAGCACTTCCGAAGGCGCCTTAGAGCGAAAGGCAAAAAGAGCGGCGCGTAGGGCGGCCGCAGTAGCGCGCTCACTTTCTAGCAAAGAGGAATAAAAATGGACTTAAATCGAGTGACTCGAAAATTCCTATTAGGAGAGTCACATGAACCTCCTAGTGTCTATAGTTATCTTCAATCTTTACGAGAGATTTTAGGTAATATGCGCCCATCTACCGCCTCGGATCGCAGGCGCGTGGAGATGGCACAGAATCATCTGCGAGAAATTAGACGACATTCGCGCAAGCTCCAAGAAAGAGTTGATTTGCTCGAAGAGCAGGTGAGGGTACTAGAAGAAGGGAAGGGATAAATATGGGTGGACGCGCCGGCCACATGATGCATCTTTATGATAATCCAAATTTGACTTTTGGTCAAATAAGGGATATCTTTAATAAGGCATCTAAAGGCGAACTGATCGGAACCGAAAAGACTGACGGGCAAAATCTGTTTGTTTCATATAGCGTAAGAGGAAAAGAAGCCCGTGCCGTTCGAAACAAGAGCGAGGCGCTTCGAGGCGGACTAGATCCCGAGGCGCTTGCTAAAAAGTTTAGTGATCGTGGAGATCTTACAAAAACTTTTGTTGAAAGTTTTGATGCTTTTGAGAGAGCAGTAAAATCGCTCCCCATCGAAGACCAACTAGAACTATTTGGTCCCGACGCTAATAATTTCTATAATGCAGAAATCATGAATCCAAGTTCTGCAAACGTTATAAACTATGACACAAAAAGTCTAGTTATTCATCGCGTGGGACATGAACAGAGAGACAAACATACTGATAAAATAGAACCACTTCAAAATCCTGAATTAGTGAAAAAATTAGAAAATGCATTGGAAAGCATGCAAGATGCACAAGCAGAAGACGACTATGGCATTCAAGTCAACGCCATGAAAAACTTGGGCGCTCTAACTAGTGATAAACCGCTAGATAGGGCGCTCTCTCGACTCAGTTCATTTATGGAAGCGAACAGATTAGATGATAAGAGCACTGTGGGAGATTATATAGTAGAAACACTGAACTCTCAAATCGAGAAATTTCTACCCGACTTGAATGAAGAAACCAAGCAACTTCTCCTAGGAAGGATGCTGGGGCAAAAAGGCGTGAGCATTACACAGGTTTTATCTCAAATTCCCAAAGAGGCAGAATCAACACGGAGCGCTATCCGAGAATTGGTGGAAGATGGCAAATTTATGATTAAGACTGCCATATACCCACTAGAAGATATTGTTCATGATTTTTCAGTTGAGATGCTGAGAGGTTTAGAGAGCGCTTTCATACTTGACAACAAAAAAGAAGTTCGTCGACTAAAAGATGAAGTGGCGCTAGCGATACAAGTTATTGAAGATTCTGGAAATGAAGAAGCAATGGAGATTTTGAGTCGGCAGATGAAGAAACTCAAAAAAGTTAATAAAGTTTCGACTGCAACTGAAGGATTTGTTTTTGACTATGACGGGAACACTTATAAATTTACGGGTAACTTCGCGCCGGTCAATCAAATACTGGGATTGTTTAAATACGGCAGAGGAAATGTTCCTCCTCTTCGAAAAGTAAATGAAGAGGAAGGAGATGCAGAATTAGAGGTGAAAAAAGCAGATATTGCTTTATTGCCCGGTTCTTTTAAACCACCTCACCGTGGACATCTAAGTTTAGCAGATAGATACTCTGATTTAGCGGATAAAGTAGTAATCCTTATTTCAAACCCTCAGAGCGAGCGATCCATAAGAAGTTTGTCGTCGGGAGATATTATCGCACCAGAAATGGCAAAAGAAATATGGGAAATCTATCTTGAAAATGCTGGTTTAAATAATGTTGAGGTCATGATATCGCCATCTCCATCTCCCGTAGGAGCAGTCTATGACTATTTGGATAGTTTGGTCGCAAATGATCAAACTGCGGATGTTATTGTAGGCGCCAGTACAAAAGGTGATGATCAGAAGGGCAGATATGAAGATATAGAAAAATATCAAGGAACAAATGTTTCCGTCGTTTCCAGCCCCATGGAACCTCTGGGAGTCGATGATACTGTACTAAGCGCGAGTGATATGCGAGTGGCAATTGATGAATTAGATATTGATACTTTAGAAAAATATTTCTTACCTAGTGGAGTTTCGCCTGAAATGATAGTAAGTATTATAAAGTCACAAAATCCAGATCCACTTGAAGGGGAGGAGTTGGAGGAAATTTCTGCGGCACCAAGTGTGGGAGGATACGCGGGTAATGATCGGAAAAAGAAAAGAATCAGCGGCATGATTCAGAGGGAAGATATTATGTTTGAAATAAAACTTAGAGAATTGATTCGTAAAAGAATTATTCAAAGTATGAACGAAAATAAGAAAGAGGGGATGATTTTTATCAATAAAAATCAAAATAGAATATTAGATAAATATCATTCTGAATATGTTCTTCGAAAATGTATTCGGCAGATGATACTCAAGGAAAAAACAGAACCTACTCCTCATAGTAACACTGGAATCAATCAACTCTCAGACTTGTTGAAAAAAGTAGTTCCTATTTTGTCTGTTGGATATAAGTCTCTCACCACCGACCAAGCACAGCGAACTTCCTATAGAAGTCATATTATCAATGCGGTGATTAACTCTCTTGCACCAGCGCAAGCAGAGGCAAATATTGACAACCCAGAGGCAGCAGAAGAATTAGAAGAANTAGACATTAATATAGAAGACGAGACAGCGCTCGCCGACGATAAATTTATTGATATTGATCCCGCTCCTGCGGCCGAAGAAGAGGAAGAATCATTTCAAACCCTTGCGGGACAAGATTTGACTGGAAGAAACATAGCACTTAAGGATTTTGACAGAATTGAAAGAATTATTCTCGATGCCTATGATGTTTTGGGTGATCAAAAGGACCAAGATCTTTTTTATGATTATTTGCTAACCAATCTCAAACTATATTTTGATAAATTTGAAAGTGAACTCAGTGCCACGGAACCTGAACCAACTACTGATGAATATGAATCTGAAAAAGCAGAAGAGGAAGAACTTCCGCAAGAAACGCCTGCCGAACTTGAAGGAGGAGAGGAGGAGTTGACCTTGCAGGAAGTGGAGTCCGAGAAGCAGAGGAAATGGGCTCATTGGCAGAGAGGTCTCAAGAAAGGCGACAAAAGAAAGAAACTAACTAATGACGAAGCAGAAGAATTCATTGCCTCTTCCGCGCACAAGTGAAGGAAACATATATTATGAAAATTTCAAAAAAACAATTAGAGAAGATTATCCAAGAAGAAATATCTAAGAAAGTTATTAAAGAAGAGTTCAGCATGGAAACGGGTGAGTGGGAGGAGCCGTCGGACGATAAAAGGGCGGCCGCGACGGATAAGGAAGACCTCGAAAAAACTCGGTGGCCTCCATCGCAAGAATCAGAGGCCGAACGGGAAGCCAGACTGGATAAGGAAGACCTCGAAAAAACTCGGTGGGGCCCGACCACGAGGATGCGCAAGAAAGCTGCGCAAAAACAGACTGGCGGCGACGGCGGAGATAATAAAAAGCTGGTTCTTATTTATAAAGAATTAGAATTATTATTGAATAAGATTAAGAAGGCATTATAGTAAAATGCCTAAAATTTCTGAAAGTATTAAAAATTGGGAAAAGTATGGATTGAATCAAGAGACCGAAATTCGGAATCTTAGTTTTGGCGATCTCATTATTAGTCGGGGTAATTACAATACGGGGATAATTGCAACTTATCGTGACATTTGTGAAGGTAAAATAAGTAGGACTCCCGGCGTTCCAATACAGGTTTGTTGGATAAGAGAAGAAAATAAATTTCTAGTAACCGATGGTTATCATAGACTCGTAGAGCGCGTGCTAAAAAAAGAGAAATTATTTTTATGTGAAATAGAATGGACCGGATATACCCTTCAGTGGTCAATACCGATCAAGGAAGAACGATTATTGGAAACGAAAGAAATATTTAAATTAACTGAGGAAAAAATAAAATCTCTTATCAAAGAGGGAAGAAAAAAAAGATCTTGACATTGCTTCCCGTTTATGATAACCTAGTGAGGTTGGTTGGGCAGGAGGCGGAAAGAAGCAAAGATGGTTTGGAACAGAAAAAAGAGAATTCAAGGTAAAAATCAATACTATAGTGTAAGTAAGAAATTCTTAAGAGAAAATAAAACAAATTCAGAATTTGAAGTAATTCTAAACTCGCTTACCTTAGAAGAAATAATAGCATTAAAATTAGAATTAGCAATGCATGCAGCAGGCGCCCCCATATATGGAATTCCTTTGTGGAGATCTGTTCGAGATATTTGCAAAGATGCAATGATGAAACTGGCACTTAGCGCCACGCGTACTAAAAAAGAAGCTGCTAATTTTCTAGGTCTCTCATATGTGGAATTCAAATCAGAGTTAAAAAAGATGAACGTAGAGAGTTTTTTCACCGAACAATAGGAAGTCATGGTCAGGAAAAGGAAACGAAAAGTAGTAGCGATAAGCGGGGGTTTTGATCCAATGCACATTGGACATGTCCGCATGATAAAAGAAGCAGCAAAATATGGAAAAGTTGTTGTAATTCTAAATAGTGATGTTTGGCTGATGAAGAAAAAAGGTTATTTTTTTATGTCATATGAGGAAAGAAAAGAGTTGTTAGAAAGCATGAGACATGTCTATCAGGTGATGCCATCGAATGACGATAGCGATGATGTATGCGAAGAACTAGAAAAAATAAAGCCTAAATATTTTGCAAATGGTGGCGGAAGAAATTCAGCGAACACACCAGAAGCGGATTTATGTAAAAAATTAGAAATTGAAACCCTATGGGATATAGGGGGCGCAAAAATTCAAAGTAGTTCACGATTGATCAATGATTTGAAAAAGAGAAAAATAGGAAAAACAGATTTGGTAAGGTTTAGCGATATTATAAATTCTTTCTATGGATCTGAAAATAACAAAAAATGAGATGATAAACGGAGAACTTTTCTTTTTTATAATGTGTATATCTGTATCACTTTTTATAGTTGGAGACATGATAGGCGAAACGGATGAAGAAGTGAAGTCTAAAAAAAATAAATAACTTGACAAAATCTATTTTCTGTGATATTATTATATATGGAGTTCTTAGTTGACAATAAGTGAATTTTGTTATAGGATAAGGCGTAAACTGGTAATCTTTGAACATTATATTATTATGAAAAAAGAAATAGATATAAATGAAACAAAACACCCAAAAGAATGGTTTGCTATGTTTGTTGAGTGGATAAAATTTTTGCCCGAGGATAATGATGATTAGATTAGTGAGTAAATGTTACTGGATCTACATCTGCCTTTCCTTCGAATAAACTTTTCAATTCTTTGTGAGTAGGCGAGAGAAGAACATGATGAAACTGACCATTGACCCGACTCACGATTCCCACTATCTCCCCCTTAGAATCAAGAACGGGGGACCCGGAAGCACCGGGACCCGAAGGCACAGTAAACGTAGACATCTCATGCGCGCCATCTATCTTAAGATTTCCACTATAATAACCACTAAATATGAGAGATACATCTTTAGAAAAAATAGCGAAAGGAGAAGAGATATTGATAACCGGTTCGCCCAGCGGCGCCGCAGTTGCGCTGATATTTAGATTTCCGGAATCTACTAAAGGAATGTGTATTATGCATGCATCAAAATTTTTAGCAACAAAGGCGGCAAAAGCAGTATGTATTTTTTCGTTCTTATCTGCAATATGCAGATCCCACTCTATGGGTGGTTCTGATGGCGGCACACTATTAAGTGAGTCGGGAACGCAAACATGCGCAGCACTTAGTACGGCGGTGCCCCATTTCTCATGATGCGCAACAATGGCGCCACTCCCATACCATTCTCCAAGTTTTTCATCGCCACTTCTGGCAGTGCCCGTTACGAGAACTGCACTTCCCGCCGCCTCTACTAAATTATATTTTTCATCTTTTTCTTTACTACATCCAGTCGATTCATGATCTTGTTTATGAGAACATGCTAAAAATAAAAAAAGCACCAGGAAAGATACAACCTGCTTTGGGGTCTTTATCAGAGAATGTCCCATATAATATCTATCTTCTCATTGAAAAAAACGTCAAGAAACAACTAATTATTTATGGTGAAAAGGTTTAGTAAATGAGAAAAATTACATATGTGCTAGACACTAGTGTATATTTACATGACGCAAATTCTATCTATCATTTCGGTCAAAACGATATTGTAGTCCCTCTTAAGGTTCTAGAAGAAATAGATAAGCACAAAAAAAGACAAGATAGTGTGGGATCTAATGCTCGGAAGATTATTAGAATTTTGGATTCTTTACGAGTTGGCGGCAAAAAAAGTCTTAAACTAGGGACAAGGATTAGAAAGGGAAAAGGGAATCTCTTTGCACGCACAGTCAGCGATATCGGAAAACTTCCCCCAGATTTAGATCCTAAAGTTCCTGATCATATTATAATTGCCACCGCTCTTCATTTATCCGGAGAAGGAAAGAATGTCGTATTGGTGTCGCGAGATATCAACATGCGCGTTATATGTAACGCCTTGGGAGTGATTTCCAAAGACTATAGTCCCGAAAGAATAGTCGAGGACCGAACAGAACTATATGAAGGTTGCCGTGATATTTTAGTAGATCAGCAAGATATCGATTTGTTTTATCGGGGTGAGGATTTAGTATTGCAGGAGAGCGTAAGTCAAAATATTCATCCCAATGAGTTTTTGATGCTTATATCTAATTCTAATAAAACCACCACAGCACTGGCGCGGTTCGAAGATCAAGGTAAACCGCTGAAAAAGATTAAGCAATATAAAAATGGCGGTGGGAGTATATGGGGAATCAGCCCAAAGAATAAAGAGCAAAATTATGCCATGGATTTGTTGATGGACCCCAACATCCCAGTTGTAACTCTGGTGGGAAAGGCAGGATGCGGTAAAACGCTATTAGCAGTTGCTACCGGATTGCAGCAAGTGTTGCAAGAAACTACATACAGTAAAATGATTATATCGCGCCCGGTCCAACCCATGGGACGAGATTTGGGTTATTTGCCAGGAACGATTGAAGAGAAGATGACCCCATGGTTGGCACCCATCAAAGATAACCTGGAATTTTTAATGGCGAGCGATAAAGAAAATTTAAAAATGCAAGTAGATAGTGGTAAAATACAGATTGAAGCGCTGACATATATCAGGGGTCGATCCATATCTAACGCATTTATTATTATTGATGAATCACAAAATTTGACTTATCATGAGTTGAAGACTATAATTACTAGAGTTGGTGAGGGAACTAAGATTATTCTAACTGGTGATATCGAGCAAATTGACAACGCTTATATAGATGAAACATCTAATGGGCTGACATACGCAGTGGAGAAGTTTAAAAATCATCTTCTTGCGGGACATGTGACGTTGTTGCGAGGGGAAAGATCCGCCGTAGCAACGTTAGCATCAAAAATTTTATAAAGGAGAAAAAAATGTCTGAAGTCATAAATGAAAAAGAGATCGTCATAGACGAAAAGGAAATTGATGAAGCACAACAGGTGATTCAAGCAACAGAGGGTCCACTTAAGCAAATGCTGGTGGAATATGTAGGAGGAGTGTTGGAACCGGAGGATGGGCAGGTAACTGTTGAAATGATTGTCCAAGCAATGGCGTCTGAATTTCCCGAGTTTTTGTTCGTTATTGCCAAAGAAAATTGGATGCGTGGATACGAACAAGCGCTAACCGATGTAGAAAACGTCGAAAAGGAAAGGGCACAAGGGGTCACGACCGAGAAACCAGAATCCGAAGGGGAAGACGACAGCGCATTCGCTGGTTAGAAAATAATGTACATACAGAACTCCCACGATAGAATGAAATCTCAATATTTTTTGTGGGAGGGAAAGATTAATGTATATAACTCTAAAAATCTTCCAGAAGAGATAGATATTGAAAAAATATTACTTACTATAGGAAGTAAACTTCCTTCTCATCTTTTGAAAAATATTGAATCTATCTTTATTGGAGAATTCGAGCATATGCGCGAGAAAGAAGTTGATGCCCTATTCCAGGATGGAGCGATTTATATATATCCTGATTATGTGCGCACCGCTAACGATTTGAGAGATGATATAGTTCATGAAATAGCGCATTCTTTGGAAGAGGCATATTCTGTTGATATCTATGGTGATGGTCAAATTGAAAGAGAGTTTCTTATCAAAAGATTACAACTCTTCAATTCTTTGAAGGAGGAAGAAATCCCCTTTCTCTCTCGGGATTTCTTTTTAGATACTGATTATTCACAAAAATTTGATAGTTATCTTTATAAAGTGGTGGGATACCCTCTCTTGGCGACGCTGACATCTAATATATTTGTCTCACCCTATGGCGCCACATCCTTGAGGGAATATTTCGCCAACGGGTTTGAAAACTATTATATGGGTAATCCAGGGGACGTTAAGGATATATCTCCTACTATTTATAAAAAGGTAAAAGAATTGTCCGAATTAACAGAGGAGTTTTAGATATGGCAAAAATTGAAATTAAAGAAGGCAAAGATACTGTTTCCGTCCAAGTATCAGTTCCGGCATTGCCTCCTAAGGCGAAAGACGCAAAAGAGTTGAAAGAATCTCTAACTCGACAGCAGGTGTGCGACCACATAAAGGCAAAGGGCATCAAAATTGGTGCACTAGTATCTGGTCCCCACAGTGTAAGTAATTTATCTGGTCGCTCTCAAACGGGAACTTTTGTGTTCAAGAGGGAAATGCCTCCTGCGACTAAAAAAGTCTTGACACCGGAGACTAAGCATGTTATAATACCTGAAGCGACGCGCTCGTGGGTAGAACCAATGCTGGGAGATAAACATCCACCCGCGTCGCCTCCCGCTTCTGAAGCAGGGGAAGAAATTAGCAAACCTCCGAGGAGGAGGAGAAAGCGAGTCTCGCGTGCATCAAAAACAACAAACTCAACAACCAGTTGAGTATGTATCTTTCAGTGGCATAAAAGATTGGCAAACGTGCCCCACTTATTATAAAATAACGCGCATTGATAAAGCGTACAAGTTTCAAGGAAATATACATACAGCATTTGGAACAGCAATGCATTGGGTCCTCGAACATATGATTTTAGATCGAGAGAGTATGAATCGATCTCGTCTGATTGCCGAATCCAAAAGAATGTTCCAGAGTGCGTTTTCACGAGAACTAAAGAAACTAAAATCACATCCGCCAGAAAAAGAAATAGAAAAGATGCGATCTGAATCAGATCCCATTATCGATCAGGTCCTGCTCGCTGTAGAAACTAATTTTGGAAAAGATTTTGAACTGATTTCTACTGAAGAACAAATAGATATTTTGATTGATGAATATAAGTTATCGGATTATGATTTTAGGGGAATCGTCGATTTAACTATTCGCACAAAAGATGGCAAATATCATGTAATCGACTGGAAGACGTGCTCGTGGGGTTGGGATCAGAGAAAGAAATCAGATCCAATGGTAACTTATCAATTAACATATTATAAGCATTTTTTAGCGAAAAAGCATCAAATTGATTTAAATAATATAGAAACATATTTTATACTGCTAAAGAGAATAGCAAAAAAAGACCATGTAGAAATTGTTAGGATTTCTAGCGGCGACCAAAAAAGATCAAACGCACTGAAGTTGTTAGAGAATGCGGTTTATAATATTGATCATGGAAATTTTATAAAAAATAAGGCATCATGCCAAAGGTGCCCGGTTTGGAAAACTTTATGCGAAGGTTAGTATGAGTGATAAAAAAATAAAGATTCTTACAATAAGTGATCACCCCCTCTCTCCATCTGGAGTGGGAAGTCAAACTAAATATATTTTAGAACACTTGCTATCTACGGGTAAATATTCTTTTATCTCTCTTGCGGGTGCCGTGAAACACGAAGACTATAAGCCGCAGAAGACTAAAGAATGGGAAGATGATTGGATTATCTTTCCCGTCGATGGATATGGGGATCAAAATATGATTCGCTCCATCATCAGGGCTCATAAACCTGACATGCTATGGTTTATGACGGATCCTAGATTTTTTGGATGGTTATGGGATATTGAGGATGAAATAAGGGCGCACATTCCGATGGTTTATTATCATGTGTGGGATAATAGACCATATCCCACATTCAACAAACCCCTATACGATAGTAATGATGTAATTTGTACTATATCTAAGGTGACTGATGATATTGTGAAAACCGTTTCGCCATCTGTAGAAAGGCACTATATTCCTCATATTGTTGAACCCAACATTTTTAAGAAAATAGTAGGCGACAAGGTGGAAGAGGTTCGCAAGCAGTCTAATCTGGGTGACAAATTTACGATTTTTTGGAATAGCAGGAACGCCCGCCGGAAGTTGTCGGGAAGTTTAATATTTTGGTTCAACGATTTCCTAAATATAGTAGGGCGGGATAAGGCAACACTTCTAATGCATACAGATCCCAAAGACCAACACGGTCAAGATTTAGAGGCGATTATCAAAGAATTAGATTTGACAAAGGGTCAAGTTTTATTTTCTTTGCGCCGAACTCCTCCTGAAGAGTTGTGTATGATGTATAATATGGCGGATGTGACATGCGGTATTTCGGACGCGGAAGGGTTTGGGTTATCAACATTTGAATCCTTGTCCTGCGAAACTCCCATAGTTGTTACTATGACCGGAGGACTTCAAGAGCAAGTCACTGATGGCGAAGATTGGTTCGGAGTAGGCATTGAGCCGGTCGCGAAGACAATTGTAGGGTCTCAGCAGGTTCCTTTTATTTATGAAGACCGCATTGCTGGCACTGACTTTGTGGATGCTCTAGTGAAGATGTATGAGATGAGTCCGGAAGAGAGAGCGATGATGGGTCAAAAAGGACGACAGCATATACATAAAAATTATAATTTTGAAAAGACTCTAAAAAGGTGGGATCAGTTATTGACTGGAATTCATCAAGAACATGGTTCATGGAAGAGTCGTAAACGATATAAAAGGTGGGAAGTTATTCCGTTTTAGGGAGCGAGTTGCATATGAAAAAGAAGGTATTTGTGAGGGGACCTGCTCTTACTGCAAGCGGGTACGGGGAACACGCCAGGCTTATTTTACGAGCTTTGCGCGCCCATGAAGAGAATTTTGATATTTTTTTAGAAAGTATAAATTGGGGACAAACTGGGTATCTCATTGAGGACAATGAAGAGAGAAAATGGTTAGACCATCTCTGCATAAAGACTCAAAGTTACAAGACTAGCGGTGGAACATATGATGTCGCCGTCCAGATAACGATCCCAAATGAATGGCAAAATATCGCCCCCGTGAATATAGGAGTAACTGCTGGTATAGAGACCACCAAGATATCCCCCCAGTGGGTAGAAAAGTGTCAAGTTGTTGATAAGATTATTGTTCCTTCGAACCATGCGCGGTATGCATTCGATCACACTTCCTATAAATTAAAAAATGAGCAAACTGGCGACGAGATGGATTTTATAAATCGCACTCCTATCGAGGTAGTTCATTACCCGGTTAAGAATACTATACCGGAATCAATTCCTCTCGAACTCGCTCATGATTTCAATTTCTTGGCGGTTGCTCAGTGGGGCGTTAGAAAAAATTTAGAAAATACCATAAGATGGTTTGTGGGCGAGTTCAGACACGAAGAAATTGGGTTGGTAGTGAAAGCGAGCACACGAAAAAATAGTATAGGAGATCGCCAACAGTGTCAGAGTCGCCTAGAAGATCTTTTAGCAGACTTTCCTGATCGGAAATGTAAAGTTTATTTGGTGCATGGGAACATGACGGAAGAAGAGATGGGTGGACTTTACACGCATCCTAAAATAAAAGCAATCGTGTCTGCTACGCACGGGGAAGGGTTTGGACTTCCTCTCTTTGAAGCAGTATATAATGAGTTGCCGGTGATAGCGCCCAACTGGGGCGGACATATAGACTTCCTATACGCCCCCAAGAAGGACAAGAAGGGCAAAACGAGAAGCAGGGCACACTTCACTAAGGTTGATTATAATATCGCTCCTATCCAATCTCAGGCGGTCTGGGAGGGTGTTCTACAGAAGGATAGTCAATGGTGTTTTCCTAAAGAGAATTCCTTCCGGAATGCTTTGCGGGAAGTATATAAAAATTATGGGGTGCACAAGTCAGAATCGAAAAAGTTGGCCAAACACATAAAGGAAACTTTTACGCTTAGGGATACTTACAAAAAGATTGTTAGTGTTATTTCTGGAGAAGAGATAGCGGAATTTGACATGGATGATATTCCTAAAATTTCTATTATAACTTCCATGTATAAAGGTGACGACTTTATCGAACCTTTCCTAGAAGATATAACTCAACAGACTATTTTTAAAGATAAGTGCGAATTGATTATTGTCGATGCCAATTCTCCTGGAAATGAAAAGGAAAAAATAGATAAATATTTGGAGAAATATCCGGAAAATATTAAATATTATAGATTAGGAAAAGATCCTGGGATTTACGGTACGTGGAATTGGGCAATAGAAAGATCTACGGGAGAGTTCATCACTAACGCCAATCTGGATGATAGAAAATCTATTCTGTCATTAGAGAAGCATGCCAAAGAGTTGGTACTAAATCCGGATGTGGATTTGGTATATGCTGATTCCTTCATTACTCATCAACCCAACGAGACATTTGATAAGAACTCTTCCGGGGGCAAGAAGTATAATTTTGAACACTTCTCTAAAGAGGCAATGTTGCGCGGAAATCAAGCGCACAATAATCCGATGTGGCGAAAATCCGCCCACGCAGACCATGGTCTGTTCAACGATAAGTACAAATCCGCCGGCGACTGGGAATTTTTCCTTCGCTGTGCTTTCGGCGGATCTCAATTTAAGAAAATTGATACGGCATTGGGGTTGTATTATTTTAACCCTCAAGGAATTTCTACGAACATAGAAAATGACTCTTGGAAACGTGAAGAAGAAAAAGAAATTTATATGAAATATAAGAAACTTGCCGAAGAGGAAAAGAAGGGAGGAATCATTTTATGATTTTGCCTGTCTCATCTGTCGTTACGAAAAAGACAATTACTGAATTTGATTTGCTAAAAGCGAGTCTCGAAGAATTTCACGAGTGTGATTGGATCATATCTTGTGATCAATCCGCCTATGACAAATATAATGATCTGTCGAATACTACATGCCTCAATCTGATTGAGAGCGATGATTGTGATCACAACACTGGAACCCCGGAACAAAAGGACACTTGGATGAAGGTTATGATGACCAAGTTTGATGTAGTCGACGCGCTGATTGAAAAGCACGGACATGGGTTATTTTTGGATTCTGATATGATTTTTGTGGGTCCTTTAGAGAAAAAGATTTTATCTGCATTTCAAAATCCCGACATTGATGCATGCGTATGTCAGCATATGACCAACAATTGGCAAGTAGAGGCGAAACATGGATTATATAATGCGGGGATGTTTCATGTAAAGAATATAGAATTTATTAATCAGTGGAGGAGTCTTTCTAAAGATTATAAGAAATATGGATTTTATTACGAACAGCAACCGCTGGAGTATATTCAAAGAAATTTTGTTTCTCTCAATTTGCCCATCAATTATAATATTGGATGGTGGAGGTTCAACTCCCCTCAAACTCAAGCAAGGTTGGCGATGCTCGGAATCCAGGCCGGGACCATTAGGTTTGGCAATGCTCCAGCTGTTAATTTCCACGTTCACACTTCCCGCGAACTTGAGTATCAAAATTTTGGGCAGTTTTTGGTAGATAGAATAAAAGATTTATTATCTCAAACCGGGAGCGAATCCCACCAGAAGATATTGAAAATGTTGGAGTAAATTGTTATGCTATACAAAATGACTGACGGGACTTTTTTTTATCACGTTCCTAAGACCGGCGGAAGGGCATACAAAGCTTTCAATTGTGATAAGGGCAATGGGAATGCATCATCATCACTCGCTGCGGGTGATGAAAAGTGGGATAGGTGCCCTCATATCCTTGGTTCGCCCCTCACAGAACATCACATAGCGAAACCAAATAAAAATCAGCGTATAAGGGTTATTATCAGAGACCCGGTTGATAGGTTTCTAAGCGCCTACTATTTTACGAAACGATGCTCAGTGGGGGGTCCACACAAAACGTCTCCTATCATCCGCCAGATTAAAAAATGGAGGCATTGTCCGAACTGGGGTTCCAGTCCTTTTGAGATGGTTACCAAAATTTTGAATCACACCGACGATATTGATAAGTTAAATTTTTTTCACTTCAACAGTCAGCATAAATGGCACAGCGATCTCAAACCTAAAAATGTAATTTATATAGATTTTAAGGATTTGAACTTTAAAGAAAGATTGGGAAAAGCACCCCGCCGCGCACCTTTACAAAGTGAACACAACCTTTCTCAAATAGTGGATGCCGTAAAAATTCTATATAAAAAAGATTATGATTATTTTCAAAATATTTCTCGATTGAAAAGTATAACGGACGCGTGGTTATGACAAGCAACGCCGAGAGGGTGAATAGTTATGGGGTTTAAATTATGTGGAACGCAATATGGTGGATGGATGATCGACCTAGATATGATTCCGGAAGGAAGTCAAGTTATTTCTGCTGGCGTAGGAGAAGATATAAGTTTTGATTTGCGTCTTATAGAAGAGCGAAAATGCGAAGTGATAGGAATTGATCCCACTCCAAAGAGTCATACTTTTATAGAAAATCAAAAAAAGTTGGATAATTTTGAATTAGTAAAAATGGCACTCCATGCTACCGACGGCGAGATCGTTTCGATGTATAAGAACAAGCGTCCCGACCATGTATCCGAGTCTGTACTTCCCGATCATCATAGTGTAAATGACTTTGATTCATATTTCGCGGAGACCATAAGTCTTCCAAGTCTGTTTATAAAATATGATAATATTTCTTTGGTTAAGATGGATATCGAGGGATCCGAGTATGACGTGCTACATAGTTTAGATTCTATTCCAAGCACCGTAAAACAATTTTGCGTGGAATGTCATCATTTCTGTTCTTCTAAAACCATTCAGGATACCCACGAGATTATCAAAAAAATGACCACTCTAGGATTTGATAAATTTTTAGAAAAGCCGGGGTCTAAAAAGTTGGCGGAGATAACGTTTTGGAGAGAATAGTTTGAATATTATAGAGGTCGAGGATTTTTCGAAAGTGGATGATCCAGTTAAGACAGAAGAGACTTTGCACTTACAATTGACTGCGATGGCGTCAAGCATCGATACACAATATTCTTATGTATCGATGCCTTTGGCATGGAGTATAAACAAGCGCGGACTTGGGGACACACAGCGTCGCATTGATAGCATATGCCGGCATTCTAAAAAGTTATTTTTCATTTGTCAACATATTCTAGTAGATCGTTTGAACTTTCATGGAAACTTGGTATTTACTCCGCATGCTACAACGATGGACTTTTTCACGCCAATTCCCCATTATAGTTGTAATTATGATTTGAACTTTTCTAAACCTTGGGAAGAGAGGGAATATACTTTTAGTTTTGTAGGATCCTTTTTGACTCATCCTGTGAGGCGGAGAATTGCTGAATACCTTAGGGGGAGAAAGGATTGTTTAGTAGTAGATACTGGACAATGGCATTTTGAGGGCGCCCAAGAAAAGCAACAGAATAATTCTAGAAATTATAGTGAAGTCTTGGGTGATACCAAGTACAGTTTGTGCCCTCGTGGAACAGGTCCGTCCACGATTAGGATATGGGAATCTATGGCGATGGGCGCTAAACCAATTATCCTCAGTGATCATCTAAAGATGCCCTTGTCCCTCGAATGCGATACACAACTCTGGGAAAGAACGCCGGAAAAATTTGATAATTTGGATAAATTTTTCAATAATGAAAAGTATGACAATAAAGAATATTTTCAATTTTTCTCAAATGAGAATCTTTACAAGTCCGTTACAACTTTGCTGTGAGGAATCGAGATACTTTGATGTCGAAAATGGTAGAAATTAAATATGTAGAGGGACACTTGCTTGTAAATCCTAAAATTGCTCTTGTAGGATCAAGCGACTTGCTTCTTANATCTGGATATGGTGTAGAAATAGATATATTTCCGGAGGTGGTACGGTTCAATCGTGCACCCACCATAGGNCATGAGCACGATGTGGGATCGANGACAACCATTCGTGTTGCGAACAACCACGTATTTGATGGGGTGAAGTTAGATTCATCTCAATGGCCAAACCAGCCGNCGGATTTTATAAAAAACTTACGCAATACTAAAATATGCTATTTAGGACCCGATATGACNCCTTGGTTGGATCGCAAGAAAAAAGCACATGATAGTTGTAGTTTGTTTAGATTCAAATATGAAAAAATGACAGAATTAAAAAAGATATGCGGTTACGATCAAAAGAAAAATTTTAGCGTTGGTACCACCTTTGCTTGTCTTTGTGTCATATCGGGGGTAGTGCCTCATCTATATGGATTTGATGTAGAGGACAGATATCGTGGGCATTACTTCGAGGCGCGCCCGCCCGCCGGTCCAATCCACAATATAATTCAAGAAAAGAATTTACTAAAAAAAATGAATGAGGAAGGTCTCATAATCGTAAAGTAGTGTAAATTTTTGTTGACATATGCTTGACATTATGCTAATATAAGATAGAATTCCATCGAAAGGAGATTTATGAAATATCAAAAAATTAAAAATCATCTGAAGGGTCCTGTCTTTCCTATAATTACGCCATTTACTTCAGCACCCTCTTATGGTATAGATTACGATTCGACATGTGCTTATGTTGATTTTTTATATGAAAGCGGAGTGCGCCACTTCTATGTCATGACTTACAACAGCAGATTTAGTTTGCTTTCATGGGAAGAGATGAAAAAATTGAACGAAGTTGTCACTAGGCGCGTGAAAGACAAGAAAGAGGATTGTATAGTTATTGTAGCTGACCCTCTGACTAACCCCACTAATGTGAGTGTTGACTTCGCGAAGCATGCCCAAGACATTGGTGCCGATCTCATTAGTTTGATTTTTATGGAAAGATATTATAGTGATGATCAGATTTACAATCACTACAACACTGTCGCTTCGAATTCAGATATCGCAATACTAATTCACGAGCAAACCCTTCCGTCATCAAAGGGAGGACCGGCAACGCTTTATCCAATAGAGTTATTAGATAGACTTGCTGATATAGATAACGTAATAGCGCTAAAAGAGGATAGTAAGATTCCCACATTTTCTGAGCAAGTGATTGAAGCAGTCGGAGACAGACTAAACATTATTATTTCTGGAAGAGGAAAGAGACAGTTTATACATTTTAGCAGGATGGGGTGCGATGGGTACTTAGTTGGTGTAGGCAGTTTTGCACCAAAGGTAAGTTTAGATTTTTACGAAGCATGTCTGAAAGATGATATGGACACTGCGTGGGGAATTATCAACGAGATTGAGCGACCCTTTCTACGGGCCGGCATGAAATACGGTTGGCACCCAGCTCTCAAATCGGCAATGGATGAGTTGGGCATCATGAGCAGGACAGAGCGCCCACCACTAGTCCAAATATCAGACCAAGATCATTCGCAACTAGTTAAAGTTTTGAAGAAGATCCAAGACTCAAAATATTACAGATAGGAGGAGAATATGAACATAGCTGTTATCCCGGCTCGCGCAGGATCTACCAGATTGAAGAATAAAAATATTCATCTTCTTGGAGGCAAGCCTCTTATTCGTTGGACAGTGGAATCTGTAGTTGAGTCTGGGTGCTTTGATAAAATAGTTGTTTCTACTGATGGCGATGAGATATTTGAAGCGGTCAAAGATCTTCCAGTTGCGAGGCATATACGCCCAGATAATCATGCCACTGTTACTGCCACCGCTCTTGATGCGATGGTGGATTATATGAAGCACAATCCACCTCACAACACCTCCCGGCCAGACGATGTAATCTTTGCTTATTTTCTTCCTACTTGTCCCTTTGTTTCTCCAGAAGATATTAAAAGAGGCATTGAAATGATGAAAAAAGGTGCAGATACCGTCGTTAGTATGACTGAAATGCCTGAAACTATTCAATTAGCATGTATTATGAGGGATGATTGGGTGATGCCTGTTTTTGATAATCTAGAATGCGGATTGACTAACAGCAAATTCATTAAAAAATATCACAAACCTTCCGGTGCCTTTTATATGGGGCGCTGGGATAAAATTTTAGAAAATAGAAACTTTTTTAAAGGAAATGTAAAGGGGGTTCTCATGCCACCGGAAAGGTCGGTAGATATTAATACCATCGAGGATGTGCACTACGCGTCCACCGTGTTGAAAAGGGGAACTAAATGAAATGGGAACCCACGCTCTTAACTCCCGGATCCCCAGTATATGTGAGAGATCTTGATATGGATTTTTTAGAGGAAAGATTGCGCGCGCGGAAACCTTTTAGTTTTTGGAAATTAAATCATGCGCATTGGGAATTGTTGTTGAGATATTACAGGTCGACCGAGGGGGATTCTCCTATTGAGAGAGAGGTTTTATTATCTTCTCGCTTCTGTGAAGGGTTTGCTAGGTGGATGCTTAAAGAACAACGGTTTTATCCATGCGCGTCACCGGAGGCGTTTGTGGAGGTGCTGACGCGCATCAATACCTTATTATCCACGATGCCTTACGACTCCACAATTGATAGCAATTACTATATTGGAGTTTCGGACTCATCGGTATGGGACTATAAAAATATTAATGGAAAAACTAATAGCAAACACAAAGTGTCAGTGAGGGGAGTTAATGAGATTATAAGAGGCCATCTCCCGCTGGATCATTCTATGGAGTCTTCCAACCTTCCCGTGAGAGGCACTCTATTTAAAAAAGCATACCGCCAACACCGGAAGCGCTTGGAGAGTTTTGTAGCAACGGCGGCTCATGGTTTTCCCACCTTATACGTGGGGAACATTGAGATAAGACCTCATCTTCGCAAAAAAATAGCACATATTCCTACACATCCACACAACAACCTTAGTGCATCAAACGCTATATTAGATAAAATACGGGCATGGCATGCCACCCTTGATCCCGGTGCACCAAAGATTATTTTTTTTAAAGGTGGACACACGCAAGCACTCTGGATTGATACCCTCTACCAGGAATTGGAAAATACTTACCTTCTTGATGTGGGACAGGCACTTGATCCCCTCGTCAGGCACAGTCATATAAGTAAGAGATGGGAGAGGGTGGGGCAATGACTTTTAAATTACTTTTTCTTGGTGGCAGCGATATTCAAATTCCCGCCATAAGGCGCGCCAAACAAATAGGATACGAAATTATTTTGTGCGACTATCTTCCCACGAACCCAGGACGAACGGTGTGCGACAAGTATTATGATGTGAGTACTACCGATTTTGAGGGTATACTTGAGGTGGCTCGTACAGAAAATATAGATGGTATTATTGCTTATGCATCTGATCCCGCCGCCGCTACTGCTGCTTTTGTATCTGAAAAGATGAATCTGCCCGGAAAACCCCTCAGTGGAGTACAGACTCTCACCAATAAGTATCAATTCCGTTCGTTGCTTAAGACGAGGGGTTATCGATGCCCCACCTTCGCCAAGGTGGAAGGACCGCTTGATTGTATAGCATTTGTAGGAAAGCATGGAAAAAGTATTATAAAACCGCTAGATTCGTGTGGAAGCAAAGGAATTAGGGTGGTAGATAAGCATACAGATTTTGGTGACGCCTTTAGTATTTCTAAGTCATTTTCTAGAGAAGGTGGCGTAATTATAGAAAAATTTATTGAGAAAAAGGGATTTCAAATGTCTGGAGATGTATTGATAATCGAAGGAAAAGTAGCTTTTTCTAAGTATGGCGACGTGCATTTTGATGCGCAGTGCAATTCTATTGTTCCCTGCTCCATCACAGTGCCTTCGACCCACTCTCCTTCCGTCCATAGTGCCATAGATGATATATGTGAGAGAATATTTGAGGATTTAAAAATAAGATGTGGAACATTTAATGTGGATGTCCTTGTGGGTGACGATGACGGCATTTACATAATAGAAATTGGAGCACGGAATGGAGGAAATTTATTGACTGAAGTGATTTCCATGCAGTCCGGTTATGACTTGGCGGGGATTACCTTGCGGAATGCTATGAGACATCCCACCATAGGAGAGGCACTGCGTAGCGAGAATTGGAGTGAAGGTGCACCTGCCTGCGCGCACTATGTTATTCATGCCGAAAAAGACGCCACCCTCGACAATATTATTTATTCGGAAGAGATTGAAAAAAACATTGTGTATCAATACTTAGCAATTAAACACGGCGCCGAAGTTAAAATGTTTGATGGGTCGAATAAAAGGGTGGGAGTCTGTCTGTTGAGATTTGACTCGCCGACTGAGATGCGCGATAAAATTATTAATATGAAAGATCATATAATTCTTAAATATAAAAGATAAGATGGTGTATAGTGAAGAAGATGAATGAGACTAATGATGGCATATATATAGGTCCAAAATCGGACACTCCAGGCGCTACTTTTCATGAGAAGAGGGATAAACCCGCCCTTCTAAGGAATTTGGCGGAGGATTACCGCCAGCAATCTTATTGGGAAACTCCTTACTACTTCTCGTTTTTAGATAAATGTTTAGAGGGGATCCCCCTCCAAGATAAGGTGTGTCTGGACGTGGGATGCGGCGACGGACGATTCGCTGAATATCTTATTAAGAGGGGAGCGCGCAAGATTATTTGTATAGACTCTGATTATGAATCTTTAAAATCTTTGCTGAGTTATAGCGAGGAGAAAGGGTTTAGAGAGTCGCTAACTCTTATACAAGCGGGAGCAGAGAATATTCCCCTCCCACCAGACTCAGTAGACGTGGCAATTGCCATTGGAGTTTTTTATTATTTGGGAGGCGACTATGAGAGGGGCATTGAATCCGTTTATGAAAAGATTAAGAAAGATGGTATTCTTATCTCATCTGAACCTAACCTAGAGGGACTCGCATTGCGTTCGCTTTTATTTGATTCTTTGGGCGAGATGATATCTATTTTTCAAGATGGCGTGTTTAGAGAAAAATCAGGCGACATTAGTTGCATCTTCCCTCTTCATTCTACGGGAAAGATTGAATCTTTCTACGAAACGGCAGGATTTAAATTGATTCAAAGGCATGCAATTTCTCTTTTCCACCAGTTGGTGCGTATTTTATATTTGCGAGGAAATATTAGTGACGATGAACTAGATACTAATAGGGGCAAGTTGCGCGAGGTCTTTGACTATTTAGATAGAGAGAAAGGCCAATTTACGAAAACTTGGATTTATGGGTGGCAAAAGTAATTTATGAGAATATGCTCGACTCAATAGGCAATACTCCCTACATACGCTTCCAGACAGATGAAGTAAAGGGGGCGAAAATTTATATTAAACTAGAGGGTTATAATCCTACGGGGAGCATCAAGGATCGTGCCTGTTTGTATAATATTAAGGGCGCAATTAAATCGAAAAAGTTAAAAAAAGGAATGACTATTCTAGATGCATCTAGTGGTAATATGGCCTGCGCCATCGCGTACTACGGAAAGATTATGGGATATAAAACGCATTTGGTGTGCGGGAGTAAATTAACTTCAGAAAAGAAAAATTTTATAGAATATTTTGATGGCACATTAGAAATGCACGGAGACTATACCATTCAGGGAAATGATTATTGTCGTAAAATGTTGGTGCCCTCGGATTCTTCTTATTGTTTTTTAGACCAACTTCATAATGAAAATAATCCTTTGGCATCTTATGAAACTCTTGGGCCTGAAATTTTAGAGTCATTCCCGCAAGTTAAAGCTATTGTAGGTTCGTTGGGATCGGGGGGGAGTATGTATGGGTCCGGAAGATATATAAAGGAAAATTCTCCTTTGACTAAGGTGATCGCTGTTGAAGCAGGGCACGGGTCTAAAATTCCGGGTACTGGTGCATTTGCTGATGGTGATTATATTACCCCTTTTATTGGAAATGCTCGTAGGGAAGGTATTTTTGATGACTCTATTTCAATCTCGATTGACGATGCTATACTGAGAACTAAGCAGTTGTCGGAGCAGGGAATATTTGTGGGATTTCAAACGGGGGGCGTTCTTGATGCTTGTATAAGGACGATTGCTCGCGATGAAATTAAAGGAGATGTTGTGATGGTGTCCGGAGATTCGGGGTGGAAAAACATTGACAAGTTAGTGGCACATGCCCAGGAGGTACCTAATTGTGTGTAATTTAGGCGTAGATTTTCACGACACTATTTCATTCGCTCCCGACTTCTTTAAAGAAATATTTCGGACGTGGGGAACAAAACGATATATAGTAACTGGCACTCCGGAGTCAAGGAGGGGTGAGACTATAAAACAATTAGAAGACATGGGGATTACTGCGGATTTATACGATGAACTTTTAATGGGGTATGAATATAATAAGAGCGAAATGACAATCGATCATTTCCATCGGATGAAGGTGCATAAATTACAAATAATAAAGGATTATAACATATCAATTTATTTTGATGATAATCCCTTTTACGTAGAATATTTGCGCAATCATAATATAATCGTTTTTCAAACAATATTGAATGATAAATATTTGACAGAGTTCGAAAATAAAAACAATTTTTTCACCTGCAATTTACAGAGAGGACAGTTTAAATATTTAGCAGATGGCGAGAGCGGGCAAAATAATGAGAGCTAGCGGCGTATATAAGGTCACGGAAGAATTCGAAAGTGAAGTGGCGAAATACACAGGTGCTCCCTACGCAGTAGCGGTGGATAGTTGTAGCAATGCACTTTTTCTGGCGTTGAAGTACGAGGGAGTTGAGGGTATGGAAATTACTATTCCTTCTCGGACTTATCCGTCCGTTCCGTGTGAAATAATTCATGCTGGCGCTTCAGTTAATTTTGAGAAGGTTAGGGGAACTACTATTAAAGGCGCTTATCAGTTGTTTCCTACTCCCATATGGGATTCGGCGCTAAGATTTACTCATAATATGTATATGTCAGGTACCCATATGTGTCTATCTTTTACGGGTCCCTTTAAGCACCTTAAGCTTAGCAAGGGTGGAATGATTTTAACTGATAATGAAGATGCATACGAATGGTTTATGCGCGCCCGATACTCGGGCCGACGCCAATGCCCTTACCATGAAGATAATCTAGATATGCTGGGGTGGAATTTTTATATGATGCCAGAACTCGCAGCACGCGGACTTTTGTTGATTCGCCAATTCTATACTCCTATAGGGAAACTCCCCATCGCATATGAAGACGCCGAGATGATGTATCCTGATTTGTCCAAATTTACTGTTTACGGAGGTAAAAAATGAAGAACTATATAGACTGGCGCCCAACCGAGGATAAATATACGAAGAAGGGGCAAAAACCTTAGAAAACTCCAGCGCGGCAAGCCTTACGGAGAGCAAGCAAATAGAATAAAAATTGATTATCCTGAGTTGTATGAAGATATCAAATCAAGCATAACTCCTATTTATGGACCATCTGGGACTCTGGTAATATTTGAGACTGATACATTTCATATGGGCGGAACAGTAAGCGGCGGTCATGAAAGAAAGATATGCCGGTTGCATATGAGATAATGATAGAAGATATGAAGAAAAGAGCATTGATTACTGGTATAACAGGTATGGACGGAAGTTACATGGCAGACCTCCTTTTGTCTAAAGGATACCAAGTATATGGATTATCCAGGAATTTACCTCTAGAAAATGATAATGCGTCGCACCTTCATGATGATGTAGAGTTCTTTACAGTTGACATTAGAGATTTTGGTGGTGTAAAATCAGTGATATCAGACATTCAACCTCATGAAATATACAATTTTGCTTCTCAGTCTTCTGTTTCTTCTTCGTGGAAAGATCCGCTTCTTACTCATCAGACGAACACAACCGGAGTTCTAAACTTATTAGAATCAATTAGAGAGGTGAATAAGAATATTAAGTTTTTTCAGGCTAGTTCGTCAGAAATGTTTGGCGAACTTATCGGCGAGAAATCCCCAGCGAAGCAAAGCGAAATAACTCCATTTTGGCCTAAGAATCCCTATGCTTCTTCTAAACTATACGCTCATTGGATTACTAAAAACTATAGAGATGCATACGGAATATTTTGTTGTTGCGGTATATTGTTTAATCATGAGAGCGAAAGACGTGGGAAAAATTTCGTTAGTAGGAAGATAACTTCTGAAATAGCTAAAATATATTTAGGAATGTCAAATGGATTTTCTCTTGGAGATATAAGCGTGAAGCGTGATTGGGGATATGCCAAAGATTATGTTGACGCCATCTGGCGCATGCTACAGCAGAGTGAGGAATCTTTCTGCTCTGGCAAGAGGGGAGATTTTGTGATAGCAACCGGCGTTACGAGGTCTATCAGGGATTTCTTATCAACTGCGTTCGGCGTAATAGGGGTAGAAAGGTGGGATGATTATGTACAATATGACACCGAACTTCTCAGACCGGATGACACCCGCGTATTGTGCGGCGATCCATCTAAGATTGAAAAAATTCTTGGATGGCGCCCAACAACTTCTTTTGAAGAGATAGTGAAAAGAATGGTAGAGCATGATATAGATATCTTAGGGGGAGATCTTGATCTCTAAGGGCGAGACCTATATCATAAGCGAGATAGGAATCAATCATAACGGGAGTCTTAAGACGGCACTCGAATTGATTGAAGCTTCCGCCGCTGCGGGTGTCGATGCTGTTAAGTTTCAAAAAAGAAAACTTGAAAATATATATGCGAAAAGTATCCTTGACAACCCCAATTCGGCGGAGTGGAATTTTGATTATCTGATTCCTCTCTTGAAAGAATTCGAATTGACTCATGAAGAATATTATGTAATAAAAAAGAAATGTGATGATCTTAATTTAGAACTAATTATCACTCCTTTTGATGAAGATTCTGCTACTTTTGCGCATGAGTTAGGCATAAGTGCTTTCAAGATCGCTTCTGCCGACATGACAAATTATTCACTAATACGGAAATGCGCTTCCTTTGGAATACCACTTATAATTTCCACGGGAATGTGGAATGAAGAAGATATAAGAAAGTGTGTAAGTTATTGTGATACATTAGAATTTGAATATACTTTGCTTCTTGCCAACTCAACCTATCCAACTCCTTATGAATCTCTAAATTTGGGATTTTTTGATACACTAAAAAGCATTCATTCCTCAGTTGGATATTCGGGTCACGAAAGGGGCACCTTTATCCCCATTGCCGCAGTTGCCAAGGGCGCCACGATTGTAGAGAAGCATATAACCTTTGACAGATATGCGGAAGGACCCGATCACAAAGCTTCTATGTATCCTGAAGAATTTAGGGAAATGGTGGATAATATAAGAAATCTTGATCTTGCCATGGGAGATGGAAAGAAAGTTAACCAGGCGGAGACTTTGGCAAAGGAAGCTTTCGCTAGGTCGGCGGTGGCAGTGACCGATTTGAAGGTGGGTCATATTTTGTCACTGGAGGATGTGGACTATAAATCACCAGGGAAAGGAATCTTTCAGCATGAAATTGAAGATTTTATCGGTCGCCCTCTAAAGAGAAATATCAAAGAGGGTGGATATATCGCAAGCAAAGATTTTGAAGAAATTGTTCCCATCAAGGAATGGAAGATTCCCGATTTTACTAAAAGGTGGGGAGTGAAATGTCGCTTCCATGATTATGATGAATATGAATCGGTCAAATCACCCGTGGTAGAGTTTCACTGTTCCGAGACGGATCTAGATGTTGACTTTACGGGAGAAAGCAAGCACTCTCAACTCGTTGTCCACGCGCCGGAAATAGTAGGAAGAGAACTCGTGGATCTCTGTTCTGATGACCCAAGAATCGTGAAGAACTCCATAGATATACTGCAAAAAACCATAAGCAAGACTCTCCAGATGGCACAGAGATTCCCATCTGCGAAACCAAAGATTGTTATGCACTTGGGGGGAATGAGTTTGAAGCACGTCCTTAGTGAGAAACCAAACGAACTAATGATCGAGAAATCGATAGATAATTTTAAAAAACTGAAGTTCAATAACGCAGACGTAGAAATACTACCAGAAAACCTTCCGCCCAGACCGTGGTACTTGGGAGGACAGTGGTTTCAGTATGGATTTATGCCCGCAGAAGATATGATTAGATTTTGCGAACATTTCGATTTAGGGATGACTTTTGATATTTGCCATGCGGGACTTTACTGTAATCATAGTGGAGTGGATTTGAAGGATTATAGTAAAGACGTATTGCACCTTGTTAAGCACGTACACATCTCCGATGCCCGAGGAATAGACGGCGAAGGAGTTGGCATAGGGGAGGGAAATATAAAATTTGAAGAAATTTTAGATGTTTTGCGACCTGGTGATTTTTCGTGGGTAACTGAAATATGGAGCGGACACTTACATCAGGGATGCGGGACATATAAGTCTATGCACCAACTGAAGAAATTCTCTTCTTTACTGTAGGTTATGTTAGTATTTAAAGTAAATGAAATTGTGAGTTATACTACTGTAAAGGATGCCGAATGAAGACAGCGATTGTAACGGGCGTAACGGGTCAAGATGGATCTTATCTGGCGGAGTTTCTTTTATCAAAAGGATATCGGGTAGTTGGACTAAAAAGAAGAACCTCTCTAATAAACACGGAGAGGATAGACCACATCTATGAAGACACCAATCTAAAATTAGAATATTATGATTTAGATGATACAGGGTGTATATATAAATTCATACAGAAGTATGAACCAGATGAAATATATAATCTTGGCGCGCAATCTCATGTAAGAGTATCTTTCGATATCCCCGAACATACAGTCAATACTGTTGCTTTAGGTCCCTTACGGATTCTTGAGGCGATAAAAAATATCAATGATAAAATTAAGTTTTATCAGGCGTCATCTTCTGAAATGTTTGGAAACAATCCTAACCCACCACCACAAGGGTTTAACGAGGATTCAAAGTTGATGCCCGCATCTCCCTATGCCTGCGCGAAGGTATTTGCTCATAGTTTAGTAAGAAACTATAGAGATTCTTACGGGATGCATGTGTCTAGTGGGATACTCTTTAATCATGAGTCCCCCCGAAGAGGCGAGACATTTGTAACTAGGAAGATAACGATGGCCGCGGCTAGAATAAAACTTGGGTTACAAAGTAAGTTGTGTTTGGGAAATTTAGATTCTCAAAGAGATTGGGGACATGCTAAAGATTATGTCGAGGCGATGTGGGCAATGCTTCAACAACCAGATCCCGATGATTATGTCATAGCGACTGGCGAATGTTATTCTGTCAAGGAATTTTTAGAAGAAGTTTTTACATATGCTGGGATGGATCCATATGAATATTTAGACATTGATGAGCGGTTGTTCCGCCCCCAAGAGGTTCCCTATTTGCTAGGGGATAGTTCGAAGGCACGCGCAAAATTAGGATGGAAACCAAAGTATACTTTTTCATCTCTCGTGAGAGAGATGTACGATGTGGATAGCAAGAAAGTTGAGGGGTATTTGTGAGATTTTATTTTGAACGCCCGTGGGGGAAATATGACATCCTCTATGAGAGTGACGAGTGTAAGGTAAAAATTATAAATGTACACCCAGGAGAAAGGTTGTCTCTTCAATCTCATGACAGGCGACAGGAATCTTGGACTATTGTGAGTGGAACTGGGAAAATGGTTCTTGGAGAGGATGAAATAGATATATGCTCTGGAGATAACATTATTATTGACAAAGGACAGAAACACAGGGTTGAAAGCACAGGCATTAATAATTTAGTGTTTATAGAAGTTCAAACGGGAGAGTATTTTGGGGAAGATGATATAGTTCGGTATGAAGATGATTATGGAAGATTGTCGAAGGAGCAGGATGATGCATGAATCGATAGGCAAAGTTCCATGGACTAGAGACGACATTGGTTTTGAATTGGAAATGTTTCTAGATATCTATGACCGCCGGCCCATCACAGACAACCAGGGAGGCATGAACTCGGCACACCTATTCCCGACTTGGTTTTTATGCAAACGATTGCAACCCAGATATATTATAGAGAGCGGAGTATGGAAGGGGTTGGGCACTTGGATGCTCGAACAAGCATCTCCTTGCTCTAGTATAATATCCTTAGATCCTGTAACAGAAAACCGTCAGCACACATCACCCGGAGTCGAATATACAACTGAAGACTTTTCGATAAAAGACTGGGATTTCATATCCAAAGAAGACAAGTCACGTACATTGTGTTTCTTCGACGATCACCAAGGGGCAGGAAGGTTGCGACAAGCACAGAACCTTGGGTTTGGGCATATAATATATGAAGATAATTATTCCGATGGAAGAGGGCATGAGGGAAAGTTTGAGTTGCCAAACGAGGACATATCTCCAAAATCTGCTCTCGCCGGTCTAAATACTACTTTGGGAGAGTGGATACGACAAAATACAGAAATTTATTATGAATTTCCGCCAGTCTATACGGCGCTGAATTCAAGCAGAGGCGCAGAGTGGGCGAATATAAGTTGGCAAGAATATTTAGATATCACGCCACGTCCCTTATTGTCTCAATACGAAGAAAAATATAAAGTGTTTTATGATGAATCAAACGGATACACTTGGTTATGTTATATAAAATTAGGAGAAAAAAAAACATGAAACTTTCAGATCAAGCACAGGGCGCTCTCATGATGGCGCTACAAAAATGTCTCATGGAACAAATTGATATTGTTCCTATCTTAGAGGAGATGAATTTTATTACGGGGGAGGAGGGACACTTACATGTTGAAAATCCCCCCGTTGTAGAGGTGGAAGAGGAGGAGGGTGATGCCTAGATACACTTATCATTGCGAAGAATGCGATAAGTATTTTGAAACATCTCATGGAATGACCGAAATCCCGTCTCTTAACTGCGAGTGCGGGGAGATCTTGGTTAAGGTACCTTCCCTTCCTTTACTATTAGAGGCCACGAAAATTGATAGTAAAACAGGTGATGTAGTTAAGACTTCCATAGAAGAATTTAAAAAAGACTTGAAAGAGCAGCGCAAAGAAGCATCTGAGAGGGAAGTGTGAATTATGATTGATAAAAAAGAAAGAAGCATCGTCAAAGCGCTTTCGTGGCGAGGATTCGCAGTGCTTATTTTAGGAATTGTTACCTACGCGGTTACTAAAGATGGGCAGCAGGCGTCGGTTATTACCATCGCTTACCATGGTGTCCAGATCGGCGCGTTTTTCGTTCATGAGAGGATCTGGAATTATGTAAACTGGGGACGCACTCAAGGGTTATTTGTTCAGATGACAGGACTTAGCGGAGCAGGCAAAACAACGATTGCTAAGAAACTTCAACTTCGACTTCAAAAGAGGGGATTTAAGGTGGAGGTGATTGATGGCGATGAATATCGTGAAGGACTGTGTAAAGACTTAGGGTTTTCTAAGGAAGATAGGAACACCAATATTCGCCGTTTGGGTTTTGTGGGTAAAGTTCTGGCGCGCAATGATGTCATTACTATTATGTCCGCAATCAATCCTTATGAGGAGATTCGTAAAGAAGTTCGCCACCTGAGTCGACGAGTGAAGACTGTTTTTATCGATTGCGATATAGAAGAGTTGAAGAAACGCGACACGAAAGGACTTTATGCCAAGGCACTCCTCCCAGACGGGGATCCTAATAAAATTCATAATTTTACAGGTATTTCGGATCCTTTCGATGCGCCTTTTGTGTGTGATTTAACCATTAACACTACCAATGAAGCAGAAAAACAATCTGTGGATAGACTAGAAAAATTTATTTTGGAGAATATATAATGAAAAAAAGAGCAATGTTTATTGGACGTTGGCAGCCTATGCACGATGGACATAAGTGGTTGATTAGTCAAAAGTTAGATAAAGGAATTCCCGTTCTTATCTGCGTTCGCGACATTCCACCTGACGAGAAAAACCCGTTTACCACCGAACAGACAGTTGAGATGATCGGGGATGTATACGACGGCCGAGATGTTGAGGTTTTGGTGATATCGGATATAGAGAGCGTGAATTGGGGAAGAGGAGTTGGATATGAGACAAATGAGCACAAACCACCTCCTGATGTAGGTTTTGTTTCGGCAACGAGCATCCGAGAGTCGATTAAGAATGGAACAGATAAGTGGAAAGAGAGTGTGGACGGAAAGATTCATGATAAAGTAATTCATTATTTAAAGGAGAATTAAAATGAAATTATCAGATCAAGCGCAAGGAGCGCTTATGATGGCACTTCAAAAGTGTCTTATGGAACAAAGCGATATTATGCCTATATTAGGAGATATGGATTTTGTTACTGATGAAGAGGGAAATTTACATGTTGAAAATCCACCTTCGTTTGAGGTAAAGACTAAGGATGCCTAAGTATACTTATTATTGCGATCAGTGTAATGAGTATTTTTCAATAACTCACGGAATGACGGAATCTGCGAATCCATGCGAATGCGGTGAGGACCTACGGAAACTTCCATCAGTGCCGCTGTCTTTGGAATCTAAAATTACTAAAAATAAAACAGGAGATGTGGTCAAGTCTTCCATAGAAGAATTTAAAAAAGATTTAAAAGCAGAGCGTCGCATTGCATCTAACAAGGAAATATAATTTATGATATATATATTTTTGTCAATGTCCGTTATTTTAAACGGTATTTTGGCATGGTTTGTTTATAGACTAATAGGAAAATCACTCCACTATGCAGAAAATATTAGTTTTCTTGTTGATTGTTTTAGTGATTTTGTGGCTCATTTAGAATCCATTTATAAGATGGAAATGTTTTATGGCGAAGAAACACTGAAGGGACTCTTGGAGCACTCAAAGGGTGTGAAAGAGGAACTTGATATCTTCAAAGAAAACTTTCTTTTAGATGCGGCAGATGATAAGGAGACCTTCGATGAAGAGGAGACGACGCAGGACTAATACCAGAGGGGGAAACAAACCCTATTTTACCGGTGTTCATCAAGAGGCAATCGTTTCATACGCCTTGTCTACTGATTCTAAGGAGCGCGAGCACCTATACGTTACACTGATAGGACCTGCTTTTAGTGAGATGGTCGATAAGATTGTGTATACATATAAGTTTACTAATCTTCCAAATATTGATGATCTTCGGGCAGAATGTAAAATTTGGCTGACCACTATTCTGAATAAATTTGATCCCGAAAAAGGTTCCAAAGCGTTTAGTTATTTTAGCGTTATAACCAAAAACTGGTTTATTCACAAAGTAAAGACAAATAGTGTCCGGGTCAAGAGAGAAGTCACCTTTGATGATTCTTCCAAAATAAAAGAATTGTCGGAACTTGTGTCTCATAATACTTATGTGGAGGATAGAGAAAAACAAGAATTTTGGGTTCAACTTGGGAAAGAGACGGATTCCTGGAAAGAGGAAGCAGTGAAACCAAATGAAAAAAAGGTGGTAGAAGCGATACAGATACTCTTATCTGAACCAGATGCGATAGAAATTTTTAATAAAAAAGCTATTTATTTATATCTACGTGAAATTACAGGGTTGAACACAAAACAAATTGTCAATAGTCTAAACAAGGTTAGGGTTAAATATAAAAATTTTAAAATTGAGTGGGATGAATAATGGAAGACAAATTTAGCAGACATCTAGAAGAGGCGATTACCAATATTCATGATGACAGAAAGGTGGCGGCAGAGTTACTTAGGGATGTATCTGAATACATTGGAAAGAACAAGGAGCGCCACAAAGACGTGGGTCAAGTAGCAGCAAAATATTTGGAGACCTTGCAGAGGTCCAACGAGCAATTGGTAAAGTTAACTGGCATGTTGCAGAAAGCAAGAATTGAAGAGTTCAGCGATCTAGACGCGAATGACAGGGAAGATTTATTTCGTTCACTCGAAGAGGGGGGATTAGGCGATGGCGGATGATATGCTAAAGCAAACTTGTGAGTTTGAATACGGGACACTCAATCCTGCTGTTCCTCATGACACTAATCCGATGCTAGATATTAATACGTATGATCCTCTCGCATTGGTTTCCAGAGTTTGTCATGATGCTGCTTATAAAGTGGGAGACAAAAAGGACAACGCCTATAAGGCGATTGTTATGAGAGTAGATTATAATTTCAATGGATATTGCGAGGTGAAAGCTAGGATACCAGAAAAAGATGGATGCCGACCAGAACCAGCGGAATTCTGCGCCACCAATATCAAATCCAACTCACATTATACTATAGATATGCATCGCACATACTCTTGGTCCGGCCGCACTCCTCTTATTGGTCAGGTGGTTCTGGTCAAAATACCCGAAGATGGGTCTTACAACACTCCCGGAGAAATAATAGATTTATTGCCTGAACGCTATGTCGCAGGTAGAATAAAAAGTTCAAAACTTGATTCTCAGAGTGCAATTCCTCCTCCCGGCAATTCACTTTCAGTGGATCCTCCGCCTGGTGATCAGCCTGGCGGACCAATGGATCCGGGATCTCAAACTTCGCCGTTCGGGGAGCAGTTGGCTTCCGCAGCGGATGAGGCAGTAGAGGCAGCTTCAGATTATCTGTCAGGATTGTTTGGGGCATAAAACATATTTAGGAAAAAGTATGAGACTTACACAGGAACAGGCAAAGGCGCTTTTAGAGAGAATCAATACTCCCTTTTATTTATACCCTGATTTTACAGAGACTATGTTTGATCTAATAAGGGCAATCCGTCAACAGCGCCTCCCCTTCGCCGTATACGAGACCTATAGGACCCCGCAGCGACAAAGAAAGTTAATTTCTTTGGGGTTTTCAAAGTTGAAAAATGTATACCAGAGCAAACACGTTCACGGATTGGCAGTTGATTTTTTGATTGAAAGCAAAGTTGTTACTTCTCCCAGCAAGAACAAGATTATTGAAATGGTTAGTAAGGGGAATATAAATGATAACCCGGAGATTGCCAAAAGTAATCTTATTTACAATACTGGCGTCAATATATTGGGAACTGAAAGTAAAAAACCACGAACAATCGTGGAGGATGGGCAGGTTCTAGAGTGGTGGAAGACGCTGGGATTGCTGATAGAAAGACAGTTCCCTGACTTGGTGTGGGGGGGAGACAAGAATATTAGCGACGGACAATTGATAGGAAGTGATCCTATGCATGTAGAATCTCGGCACGCAGATAAGTTGATGCGTGGCGGTCATACGATAAAGGCACTGAGAGCAAACGGAAATCCAGGATTACACTAGGGAGATAGATAAAATATGAGTGTCAAGCCAGCAGTATCAGGAGTGAATAAATCTTATGAAGCGGCAATCGAAGAGTTGCCAAAAGATCGCCAAGGACTAACTAAGGGCGCCGCCGGTACCCAAAATATCGAAACTATTCCCACATATGTCGTGGGTGATCGGGATACGATTTACGGAGACGAAAATAAAGCTAATGCTCAGATTGTGTGCGGAGTAGACCGACCCGCCAGCAGATGGAGCGGGTATGGTGGTAAAGGACACACTCAATGTGGCGCCATCGATATTGTAACTGGTCGTATGTCCTATAGACCTCGTAATGTTTTTTGTGATCCATCTTTCGAAGACGATGCAGCGCGCATATACATCTCGGCGAAGACGGACGCAGATACTAATTTTGGATTAGCGCCTGGCACTGTGGGGACTGCGGACGCACGTTCGGCAGTAGTTCTCAAGGCAGATGGCATCCGAATTATAGCGAGAGAGGGAATAAAAATTTGTAGTTCTATGCACTCCAAGAATTCTCAAGGAGGCGACTTGAAGTCTATCATAGGGGTGGACATAATTGCAGGTGGCAAGACTGATGACTTACAACCACAAGTAAAAGGAAGGAACTTGACTGAGGCTCTTAACCGGGTTGTTGAGCACATCAATGGTTTGAACGGAATTGTGGATCACATGCTTACGACACAAATGAATTTTAACGAAAGTCTGACTCATCACTTTCACTATTCTCCGTGGTACGGTAACGCGACTACTCCTTCTGATGCGGTAGTGGGGAAGGGCGTTAAGACTTCAATTGATTTTTTACAGGATACTAAGAGATCTTTGGTTACTCATAAAACTAACTTGGTGAATTTTAAACAAACTTTTTTGGAACCGTCGGGTTGTAAATATATCAATAGTCGCTGGAACAACGTAAATTAGAGAGAACATAGATGTCCAAATTCAAAGATAGCGGATACGTAAGTATAAACCAAAGTTTCAATGAGTGGTGGTTGAAACCATCCAACAAACCCATTCTTGACAGGCAAGAGGTGGCCTATGCTTGGATTATAAAAGAATCTTCTCCTCAAATAGATCCAGCACTCGTATATTATCCCGAAGAAGTCGTAAAGGAACGATGGGAGGAGGACCCATCTCTTTATTATGACTATCAACCAAAAGAAGAAAAAACTCAAGAAGGCGAGACGGTTTCGACCTATCCCCTTATATTAGATCAAGATTACTTGCAACCTATTAAAGAAATGGCGATTGATAAGTTAATCGAGTTTTATAATAAGGAAGACGATGATGGACTGAAGAGAGATTGGGTGCGTCCAATTTTGAGGGAAAATTCTAAAGTAAAGGCGGTATGGTGGGACGAGCGCCCCGATCCAGGTGGTGCTCCACCAATTTCTTTTTATTGTATTGTCGATGCAAAATCTTTCGATGACATTTTACCTCTAGGATCCTATAAGCTTACGACTCTCAGTTCTGGCGATACTCTGAATAAGTTGGAAAATGATTTCAAGGAGTATTTTGAAGTCGTAGATGGAAGCGACGCGGCAAAGAGAGCAAGAATTGCCGAAATTCTAAAAGCAAATGGGGTTCTTTTGAATAACTTGAGTTCCTCGACTGATGTCACGGACTGGATTCAGAAACAGAATGAACCTGTATTCAACTATGATGAGATCAACAGCGATCCCCAATATGATGAGAATGGTGATATCTGGACAACCCTCACCGCCTATGATCCGGATCTCCTAAATCCCCCGTCTACTTTCTTTTCTCAAGGCGCTCAAATTTATCTTCCCAACCCCGAGCCCCCGCAACCTCCATCACCCGCACACCTAATTTCTTTACCTATAAGCCTTATCAATCCATGGATCGAACATTTGACAGAACCGAATGTGGGTCTTCTCGATATTTATAAAAATCAGGTGAAGGGCAGTGAAAAGATGATTGAAAATTTTGATTTTGATCATCACCGCGATTTACTAGATAATTTTGAACCTGCATTACGTCAGCACCTTTCTTTCAATGACTACGAGAAGAAAAACGTTCTTGGCAATAGGGTAGAAATATTCTTTAATAGTGAATATAAAGTTATTTATATGGCACTAGATGTCGCCGGATATAAGATACCTCTACCTAAAGGATTATCTGCATTACAGTTTGACAGTCCATTTGGAAACTTACGAACAATGGCACTTATTTCCAGATTGGATGCCATTCAGCAGATTACTACCACTGGTGGCGAACCATCGATGGGATACCAAGAATTTTTTCTTGGACCGGAACTGACGCCAGCAGATAGCGCCATGATCGAACCACCAGGAGATTCGGACACTGCAACTCCTCCACCTCCCCCTGTCCGACCTCTTGGATTTATAATACCTAGACCCATTATAAGAAATCTGATTCCTAGCAATCCTTTCGATCAGGCTCGACAAAAAACTCTGTCAATTGCTGAAGAGTTGGCAAAAAAGTTTGATAAGTATGGTACCAAAACGGATTCTATTTTAGATGAGGAAGACGAATCTATAGGAAATAGTCAATACGCAACTGCGGTCGGCGCACAGGCAGCATCCGATGTTACCTTTTCGGGCGACTTGATTGTTAGTAATTTATCCAATATTCAAATGAAGATTGCGATGACCGGCGGCGGCGCCGAAGCAATTAACGCTGCCTATATGCTCCTTCTAAATAAATTAAGCGTCGATAATTTGATGAAGGCAGCCATCGATTGTTTAAAGGCACAAATTCCCTTTGATTGTGAGGATGTCGTCAAGGCAATCATGGAGTCGGATTTAGATGCTGGTTATTTATTTTTCAAGTACAGATTGCGCGGTGAACTACAGATTTTAGCAGACGAGGCATATCAGGAAGCAGATGGTAGTGCGGACGAGTTTTTAGCTATTTTGGAAGGCAAACTAGAAGTGGAAGGATCTGTAAGTTATGACGATACTTTTGAAGAAGTATGTGCACTTATAACAAGCATTCTTTTGAATCCTGAGAAAATATTTGATATTCCGCTTATGGCATTTCCGGACGACCTACCTACTGTTGATATTATGGGTAGTATTTCTATTATGCTAAATTCAGCTATTGTCGAGTTGATCACATCCCTTATTATGACTTTGGTTTCCACTCTTATTGATAATATTCTGGAAAATTGCAGCAGTGTGGTGGAAGTGTTTGCAGATAATGATTTTGGAACTGCGGATATCGCCGGCGCCATAGCGCAAAAAATGGGAGACGACAGTCTTGGTGCCGCATTGGCCGCCTTTTTGGATGCCCTTTCTCCGGATGGAGCATTTGAATTAGGGTTGGGGCCCCCTCCTGAGAGTGAGCAAGGATTAGACAGTGCCGGCGAAGAAGTGCTTCCGGAAGAAGAGGACATTGAACCTCCTCCGGAATGTCCCGAAGGAATGACATGGAACGAAGAGACAGAAAAGTGTGAGTCATACAGTTTCATAGATAGCATAATCCCAAAGAGCACCACCACAACTCAGTTTGAAAAGGAGCATCCACTAGCTCAAAAGGTTGCGGCCGCAAAAAACTTGATAGATGATTTATCTGATATCCTTACTCCAGTTGAAACAATTGCCTTGTTTGAAGATAGGGCAGCAGGAGTCGTTTATGATGCTATTCTGAGAGTGATAGAGGCGCGCCACGAAGAATTACATAGAGTTCTTCGAACCCACGATGATATAAGACTTTTCTTTAGGCAACTTGCTCCCATTGTCAACATTGGCGCTATTACCGAAGTTGTAACTACAATGCCAAATGGACTTCTTGGGTGCACCTACGATAGCACTTGTGAGCGCATCGCCAATCTGAAGGTTAACTTTGATGTTGGACCGCAAGTAACTCAAATTGTGGAGGAGCAGGGAGGAAAGAAGCGAGAAATATTGGCGAAACTTATTGCTGACTACGTTACTCCACCGCCCACCCCGGACGGCGAACCGGGCCCGATAACAGACGAACAAACAGATACTTTTTGTCAAGAGGGAAAGAATAAAACTGGTAAAGCACTTATACCCAAAGATAATGCATCGTTGATATTTTTGCTGGAAAAAGTGATCGACATTATGTACGACGGCACTTACATGTCGTTCGATCAAGAGATAAGTAAGATAGCGGATTCAATGAACGTAATTGAGAGCATCCCGAAGGTTATTCCACGGGTACTCGACATGGAGCAGGGACTCAAGTTTGATGTCTTTAGTATGCATGAGTTACGAACTGAAGAATATATAATGCCTATTCCTGATTGGATGTCGGATCATCTCCCAGGCGGCAAGACTTTGAATCCCGAATTTCGGAGACTATTGGCGACTGGATTTGTCCCGGCACAAGGCGAAGAGGATGGAAAATACGGACCCTATACTACCTTGAAAGCAACCACTGAGCAAACAGCAATGATTATTCACGCCATTGCTGGTACTTTGGGCACAGCCGGCGTTGTCATGGCTGGCGCCGGAGGGCAAATGATAGGCGAGGGCGCCATGGCCGCCCTGTTGATGCCGGGGTACGGTACCGGTTTTGGGATGGCCCACGCAACAGTAGGCGCCGGTTTGGTGGGCGGCGGCGCCGCCCTGGGATTGACTGGGTTTCTTTTGGAGATGGCGATGATGATGGGGATGTTCAAGACAGATGTTCTCGCACCGGATGTTAGGTACGACGAGAAAATTCCAAAATTTGCGGGAACTTCTATAAAGGGGTTCAATAAGATTTCCGAAATTGTAATATTGCCTCGCTATGAACCCGGTTCCGACGCTCGCTGGCCTATTGCAATAAATCTTTCTCTGAGTCAACCCATGCCGTCGGAACCGGGAACAAGTCCTAGTTTTAGAGCATCCAATTTTGTGATGAAATTTATGATGGGAGTTGCGTTATCGAAGGATGCGCGAGAGTCCGAGCAAAACCTACGACCCAGAGATCCCTTTGCCACGGATTCTTCTATACAAGGAATGGGACTATACGAAAACAAATTTATTTTGCGCATTGGTGATCTCCCGTTAGATGTGAGCAACCTCATGGCACCACAACCTGGTCATGAACTTGCATACGAGGCAGGCGCGCCCCTTTTTCTAGATCAAGATCAACCTTCTATGGATGCCGCCATCTTTCGTTCTAAGTATTATGGAACCGCCGCCGTTCCCGAACCCGCCAGTCATCTAATCAAACAGATCGAACAAGAAAAACGCTCGCCCCTGACTTCGCCCGGTCGGAATCCTCAAATAGACGTACTGACAGAGTTTATAGAATCTATTTTTCGAAAGGGAGGACTGGATGAAGAATCCGATCCGCATTCTAGACCGAATCTAAATGGAGATACTCGAAAACTAGCGCAATTCCGCATGGTAGACGACATGACAACTCAGATAATGACAACGATAGGTCGGGAAATTCTTAAGAGTCCACTCTTCTTGAAAACTGAAGGCACTTCACGTTATGATTCTGGGGGTCTTCCAATCTCTACTACCGAAGGGATATCCTATGTTAGGTTGATTGATTGGGCGCCCATCACCACTCCGGATCAGAGAGCGTGTGGTTTTGACCCTCACATCCTTGCTTTAGATACTATCAAAAAACGAACACGGGAAGACTACGAAAACATGATTGAATGTTCTCCTCTCGAAGACGAAATAAGCACCGCTGGTTTGGGAAGACCGGAACTTTCTGCCCTTGAGGCAGCTTCCATGACAGGGTGCGTAATGACCACGATCAGAGCATATGCGCTAGAGCAACTGGTTCGTGCTATGTTTCCGCTATCAGTTTTTGTGGGTAGGGAAGTGGTAACTAAACTTCTCGTTGAATTCATAACCGAGGAAACACTTGAGCAAATAAAGAAAAAGGAAGAAAAATATTATGAGGAGTTTTTAATTCAAGTTGAAAACTCTTTTGCCTCACGAATGAACGAGTTTAGTCCCTATGGATACGTTCCAGATATTGTACAGCAGAGTCGCGAGATTGGGTTAGACTGGCTTTATGCAGATTCAGCGATAAAGGAATTCAATGGAGAATACACGGGAGAAGAGATTGATGAAGAGCAGGTAGATGCAGGGGTGGTGAACCCACCGGGACCACCGTCGTGTCCAGACACGGGCGAGGATTCAAGTACACAGGCGGCAGAAGACGAGTCTCTTGAAAAATTGTTGATGAGCGAAACTGAACAAAGGGTTCGAAGCCGCTTGAGATTTTTGGTTGAAGAGCAAATTTACTCTGTTTTGGTAAAACTTCAAGATATGATTTGTTTCGGAAATACCTTATCTTTTGATGATAATTTCCTTGCACGCCAGTTGCCGCTTGTTCCTGTTCAGAAATTTCCGGGAGAAGCAAGATTCGCCGAAAAGAAATTCGATTTAGAAACGATGGAGCAAAACGAGATATCCCGCCAATTTCAGGAATATTCTACTCAATGGGCTCTCTGGGCCCAGGCGCGCCCATTTGCAATGGTAGGCGGTACCATACAGTCGATACAAGATGCAGCAACAGCAACAGGAACTTCAATAGCATGTGTGGGCGAAGCATTAACTTTTGACATTCCCGAGATTCCAGATCCTCCTGAAATGCCATCCGCAGAAGAACTCGCTACGGAGATAGATTTTTCAGACGACAACGTTGCCAATTTCGCGCCATCAGGGAACAAACCGCTAGCAGAGAACTATGAATATGGGATATTTGACTTGGATTTTCTCAAGAATATTGCGGAGTATAATCTAGATAAAGCGTTGGAAGAGAAGTTTGACGAACTCGCGGCCGGTGGATTGTCGGCGATTGAAGCCTTTGAAGAATCCGCGGCCTGGGATGTGATCGAGGGACTGGTCAGCGCAGCCAGTGCGGCCCGCGTTGCCGCCGGCGGGTCGGGTATTGATATCAACAATGTCAGTCTTTCCGGGGTGTATACAGGCGCGGTGAGTGCCGGTCTCAGCGGTTACAACGAGGCAGTAGACCAAGTGAACGAGGCGGAGTCTGCTTTTGATTCATTTATGGATAATTTTGATGTGATGGGCACCCTCCAAGAAGCTGGATCTTGCATCACCCAGGGCGCAGAAGGAGTTAAAGACGCTGGACTTCAGTTGCTTAGAACGACCCTAAACAGTCCTACGCCGTTTTCTGAATTTGCGAAAGGTCGAGACGTGGGGACTACTGATCGCATGGGGAACATTACTGAATTTGGTGCACGCGTGCAGACCGAACCGGGAGAAGGGCGATTTGATAATCCCATTGCTTCCAATCTGACTGACAAGACTGGGATGTTGATGTTGGAGAAATACATAAAAGTAAAGACTGCTCCCGGCGCCAATGCCGTACTAAATCTCCAAGCGCTCGATGAACCCTCTAATATAGTTCTGCCACCACCGAGCGACTCGCCACAACCTCTGGAAGATATTCATAACGATTCGACTGACTCTCCACCAGAAGATGCTGTGAACTGGCCTCCAAGCGATTCCACTACATCCGACACCGGTACGCCTCCGCAGGCGTATAATGATAGCACAGTAGACCCCAACATCGGCGACTCCGCTGCGGATGACTCGTCTCCCGCAGGAGTAGTCGAGGGCAACAACTATGTGGTATCCACTTTTGGAACACTCGATCTAGAAGGGTCTCCATTCGCCGGAAGTCAAGACAGGATGCACAACCCCTCCCTTTCCCAAATCTTAGGACCCAGAGAGGTGATCAATACATCTCGCCGCCTAGATCCCAAGAAACCGATTGATACTGCTCCTAAAACTGTTGATCTTGTAGGAAATAAGGCGAACGTCTCTTTGGTTCCGAGCACCTCTCCACATCGCGAGAAGATTTACAACATAGATAAGTGGCAAGAAATATTCCAACAGTTAGCAACTGATAATCCTGATGCTAAGTTCAGTGATTATTTTGAGGAATGGTCATACGGCACCAGGTTGGTTTACATAGCGCCCACTAATGATTTTCAAGTCGTGAGTGAAACCTCAGAACCCGGCGCCCAAGTTGATCGCACCATAAAAATACCTCAGAGTCCTCTTGGAGATGCCAATCCTGTTCGATATTTATTTGACAAGGATTTGTCCATTGCAAGTAACGCCTATATGCAGTATGAGCGCACCACCGTAAGAGAGAAAGTAGAGGCAGTTAATTATAAGTTTTATCACGAGTCGCAAGCTTTTAGGACCGACGGGATTATAACCATCGAGGAGCAAAAGCGAAACGAAGAAGTGCTAGCAGATCTCTCAGAGCAAAGTCTGATTGATATTGTTGCAACCGGAGCAGAAGACTTGTCGAAATTGACATTTGATGCCGGCATGATGGAGAATCCTTATTTGGATACGTCGGTATTTGAGAGTTTCTTCGGTCGTCAGTTTCGCGATTCGACAAAGGAGTCTGTGGTAGAGAGGGCACTTACAGTAATACCTCTCTCGTCGGCGGAAATACCCATTGACTTTCCCGATCCCAATATTCCCCTTTCTAAAATTTTGGGGTACGATGGATTATCTCTCGAACCCTCTCCTGATAAAAGTGCAGATGCGGGGACTGCCTTTAAAGATTTAGACGAGTTATATACTAGAAGATTCATGAGCAAGACGCTCAATCTCCTCAAGGGATCTCCCGGATATAAACTGGCATTGAAATATTGCGTACCGGGCAACACTCTTCTTTCATTCGCTACTATCTATGCGAATCTTCTTAGCGAACTCCCAGAAACATTCTTCGACCAGACAAAATTTGAATTAAAGAATTTATTTGAGATTCTTTTGAATGGCGGAGATTATACTTTCGAAGGTGCAACAGAAAAAGAAAAGGGCAGTAATCGAGAACAGATGGCACTCGCACAAAGCAACATGGGTACCGACGGTGGTGCCCGCAAGCCTGGGTTAGTTGATCTCGCGATTCAAACTCCTAAACTTATTTTCAAGGGATTAGCAGAATTTGCCGATCCAGTAATCGCGCCTGCTGCTTTGATTGCTAAAAAAGCGAAGGGAGGAGAATTTTTTCCTCGCATGATGAAGAATGGCGATGTAAAGGGGACCTGGTATATGCTCCCCATCGAATTGAATCAGTATGACATGCCTCCTCCAATTGGAACGGTTGACGATCCCACCAAGACTGTTTCGTACATAAACGAGGAAGAGTCTCGCATTATTATACCCGAAGAAAACGAGTTTGTCCCCGGACTTCCGGACAACATAAACCTCTCTGTCCCCGTTCCTGCTTTCATGGATAAGATTACGGGGAAGGATTTAGACGGATTTCTAAAAGATTATTTCTTTAAATTGGGCGACATCGGCAACGCCCAGCAGAAAACAAATTATTATAATTTTACGAGAGCGCTTGCGGGATTCCAAATAGCGCAAACTATCAATATAATTATTACTGAATATATGTATGCGATGAACGATCCTGTTCTAAGGTGTAAAGAGTTTATGATTAAGAAGGACGGCAAGGTAATCGTCCCCGTCGTGGTATTGGATTTCCCAGGCGATCCCATAGATATTCCCGTTACTGCTTTGGGCAACTCTTTCTTGCCGATGGATGTTACAATGGGATTTGGTGTGTGGCCACCACATAGTCCACTTGGTTGGATTTACCGAGCAATCGATGCAGTAGAGTCTCTTAAAATGCCAAGTTTGGTAGATATGGAGCGATTGCGGGAGAAGGAAGGGTTTGAGAACAAGAAAAACACTTTGGATCGACTATGTATAGATGTGGATCAGTTGCGCGAAGAAAATACAACCCGAACCAGGGAAAACGAGGCCCGCGCAGAACAAATGAGGATTAGTTTGAGCAATACCGATAAAGCGAAAAAAGCTTGTTAGAGTAGGAGTTTAGTATTATGGCAGGGTTTTCGCCAGCGTTACCATTTGGAATGTCACCAGGAGAGGGAATCGTTCTAACCACGAGTTTGTTGGAAGTTATCAAGCAAAACTTTAAAAATCTTGTTTTGACAAATCCAGGGGAAAGAGTGATGCTTCCCGATTTTGGCGTGGGAATAAAGAGATATTTATTTGAAATGAATGACGCCGTGACTCAGAGTAGTATCCAATCCAAAATAGGCGAGCAGGTAAAGAAATATATGCCTTTCTTATCTTTGGACAATATACAATTTTTATCTACAAACGATATGTTTGACGCGGGCACTGTCAATATTCGGATATTTTATCATGTTTCTCCCCTAGAAGCCGCTGATGTGCTGACCCTAACAATATAGAGCAGGAGAAAAGTTGATATGCCAGATGGTAAAAAAGTTGCGATAAATTACACAAGCAGAGATTTTGCTACCATTAAGAGAGACCTAGTAAGTTACGCTAAGAAATATTATCCCAACACATACCAGGATTTCAGTGAGGCGGGTTTTGGTTCCCTCTTGATGGACATGGTATCTTATGTGGGAGATATGTTATCTTTCTATGTTGACTTTCAAGCGAACGAAAGTTATTTGGACACCGCAGTAGAATATGATAATGTCGTTCGCCTCGCTCAACAGATTGGTTACAAACTAAATGTCAACCCGTCTTCTTACGGCATAGCATCTTTGTATATTATTGTGGATGCAGATATCACTGGTCTCGCTCCCGACAGAGCCTACATACCTGTCTTAAAGCGGGGTTCTCTATTCTCAACTGAAAACGGAGTTGGTTTTATTCTGAATGAAGATGTCAACTTTGCCGACTCTAAGAATAAGATAGTGGTTTCTCAAGTTAACGAGGCAACTGGCATCCCGACCTCTTACGCTATTCAGGCATATGGACAAGTCGCTTCTGGAAAGTTAGTTCAACAGAACGTAACGGTGGGAAATTTTGAAAGATTCTATAAAGCGGAACTAATCGGAACAGACATTACTGAAGTGATATCTGTTCAGGATTCCGAGGGAAATGATTATTACGAAGTAGACTATTTGTCTCAGAACACAATTTATAAATCAGTCATGAATACTGATACGGATGATAGAGAATTGACCCCCGCTCTTATAAAATCTCAGATAGTTCCGCGCCGCTTTGTTGTTGGGAAAGTAGGAACCAGGACATTTCTTCAATTTGGCGCAGGCGATGAAGCGAGCGATATAAACAGCGCTTTTTCGGAACCCAACTCAGTAGTTCTATTTCAAAACGGCCGCAACTATATTAGTGATACGGCGATTGATCCAACTCGCTTGTTGGATTCTAATAAGTTGGGCATTGCTCCATCTAATACTACATTGCGGGTTGTGTATCGAGTGAACGACGCAGGGAATGTTAATGCTTCTGCTAATTCTTTAGTTGTTATTAATGAACCTACATTCGCATATTCGGACATCGCCAACCTCATTCCAGATAAGGTTCAGAGTGTAAGCGACTCTTTGGAAATTTCCAATGAAAGACCTATTGTAGGAGATATTTCGTTACCGTCGTTGACAGAACTTAAGTTGCGCGCACCCGCCGCCTTCTCCTCTCAGAACAGAGCGGTTACTCGGGAAGATTACTTATCTTTGATGTACGCGATGCCGGAAAGGTTTGGAGTTATCAAAAAAGCAAACGTGGTACAAGACAGTGAATCTTTTAAAAGAAATCTGAATGCTTATGTAATTTCCCAAGGTACAGCGGGAAATTTAGTAAAAGCTAATGAGTCGCTAAAATCTAATTTGAAGTCGTGGTTGAATAAGAACAAAATGATTACGGATTCAATTGATATTCTCGATGCAAAAATTGTCAATTTTGGGATTGTTTTCGAGGCTGTGGGGAAAAGTAATCAGGATAATTCAGACCTCCTTTCCACTGCCGTCGGCGCCCTCTCGCTAAAGTTTCAAAAATATTTTGATCTTTCCGAGAATCTTTATATTTCTGATATCTATTCCTCCCTAAAGGATGTAGAGGGAATATTGGATGTTATAAGTGCTAAGGTAATTTTGAAGAATGGTGGTGCATATTCAGATACCTTTTTCGACATGACAGAAAACTTATCCGCTGATGGTAGAATGATTAAGATTCCTCAAAATGTTGTATTGGAATTGAAATTTCCGGATATTGATATAAAAGGAGTCATCAAATAATGGCAATCAAGAGATATGTCGCCGATGCTGACAACACTATTACAAACGCCTTCGAAGCAAACCTCCTCACGCGCGGCACAGGATCTAACATGGGGATGTCAGATGTCTCCGAAGTATTTTCCCTCTACGCGCAAGCGAATTCATCTTCGGTAGAACTATCTCGTATTCTTACTAATTTTCCGGTCAGCACCATTATTAGTGACAGAACTGCCGAAAAGATTCCTGTAAGTGGAAATGTAAACTTTGTATTGAAAATGTCAAATGCAGATTTCGCCGGAACTCTTCCTACCAAATTTACACTCACCGTTGCTCCCATTTCAAGATCCTGGGATGAAGGTTATGGATTGGATATGGAAGATTATAGCGATGCCGGATCATCAAATTGGATATCTTCCTCCAATACCCAAGCATGGACCGCCGAGGGTGGAGATTATCTTACGTCTCCCGTATATAATACATATATGGAAAAGGGAACTGAAAACTTAGAGGTTGACATCACTTCTCTTGTGGAGAAGTGGATAGATGGCACTGTCTCAAGTTATGGCGTGGGCATTCACCTAACAAGCAGCGAGGAGAGTTCCTCTAGAAGTTATTACAATAAAAAGTTTTTTGCACGAGGGAGCGAGTTCTTCTTCAAGAGACCCTACGTCGAAGCACGCTGGGATCCTTCCATTACTGATGACAGGAACGATTTTGTATTGAGTAGTTCATTGCTCCCCGCCGCAGATAACTTGAATAAACTTTATCTTTATAATAAATTCCGTGGTCGACTTGTAAACATTCCCGAGGCGGGAACCGGAAGTATTTACCTTAGTTTATATTCAGGATCCACGTCACCTTGCGGGTCTAGGTTGCCTCTTCAGGGCGGCACCCATGTGGTAACGGGGGGATATGTAAGCACAGGAATTTACTCTGCTTCTGTAGCGATGGGAACAGATTTAGATCGGGTTTTTGATGTTTGGCACGATAATGCTATTTCTGATCATACTGAATATTATACGGGAAGCGCAATTACTGTTCGCGATCATCTAGCAGACATTAATGACGATCCGGGCGAATATATTGTTAAAATAACCAACTTGAAATCTTCATATTCCACGATAGAGACACCACGATTTACTCTCTATGCACGCAGCAAAGATTGGTCTCCAACAATATACACAATCTCTAGCGGCGAAATTGAAAATACTACAATTCATAGCATGTATTATAAATTATATCGAACCACTGATGATTACGAAGTCATACCTTATGGTACGGGAAGTGTAGAGTATACGAAGTTGTCTTACAATGACTCAGGAAATTATTTTAATTTTGACATGTCAATATTGCAACCCGGATATGAATACGCTTTTAAATTTATGATACTGGAATATGGGGAATATCACGAGCAACCGGAAGAATTTAAATTTAGAGTAGAATAAACATGGGAATTAAAAATCTTTTCAATAGAGATGCTGACACTAAGATAGTGTCTCTCACAAATAAGACCGAAGCATCTGAGAATATTGAATCTACGAGTTATTATTCTGCGAAAGTAAAGCAGAAAGGTAGATTTGAACCTCATATTGATTATTCTAATCCTCTGTTTTTTTCCAAGTTTGGTTCTGCTGAAAAATATTATCACGATGCGATAACCAATATCTATACTTACTATCCCTTTGATGGATCTCTCTATGAGAGAACCGCATGGGAACTGAGCGCGTCTGGAATTCAGAAATATATTTTTGAGGAAGAATATCCGCGAAGAAATGGTTATATAGACTTTTCTTATGGTGGTTGGGGATCAACAACCCTTTCTACTGGATCTTACGCGCTCCCCACTGACGCCGAGTATATTACTGTCCATGGCGGACCGAACAAAGATCCAGAGGGGAACGGCAAATCTTTAGCTAGTATTTTTATAAACTCTAGTTCCAACTTTTATAATGTCAGTCATAACCGAGAATCAAATCTAGAATTCGCCAGCGCCGGAAACGCGATTGAATTTTGGATGAAAAAAGACGGTTTCGTCGCCGCCGGTCAACAAGAAGTCATATTTGACCTCTGGTCCAGCGGTTCGGCAGTGGCCAGCGCTGATTACGGAAGATTCTGCATTCTTATTAATAGTTCTTCTTCCCCTCTTCATGTTACTTATTTATCGGGAACAACTGGACTTTCGGCAAGTTTTAGTGGCACAAGCGCTCCCACCACTGCTTCTTTGGCAGATGGACAGTGGCACCATTATGCGGTAAGTGCAGACTCTTCTACTGGAAAGGCGGAACTGTATGTTGATGGCGTCTATAAAGATTATATTCTAGGCGCCCCCATCACTGAGGTAACCGGCGCGCTCATTGCTAACATAGGATCTTATTATGAAGCACGCAGCGCCGATACACTTGAAGCGTTCACGGGGTCACAAGTCCCTGGTTGGTGTAAATTATCTGCCTCCTTAGACGAATTTAGGTTTTGGAAAACTACCCGTAATGATAAAAATATTGGGCAATATTGGTTTACTCAAGTTGGCGGTGGCACTAACGAAGATAATGCCAATACTGATTTGGGAGTTTATTATAAATTCAACGAAGGTATTACCCAGACTGCTTCCATAGATTCTAGAGTTCTCGACTATTCGGGAAGATTCTCAGATGGAACGTGGACAGGATACGCTGCCGGCGCGCGCAACACTGGATCTGCTATGGTTATTGCGGGAGCAGCAGAGAGAGAGTTTAAAGATCCTATTATCTATTCTTTTCATCCTGCTGTTGTTTCATTGTTGTCGGATAAGAAATCTATTGGGAAGCAATACGATTATACTAACGCTGCTTCCTTATATTACAGTCTTCCATCCTGGATTATTGACGAGGACCATGATGTCGGCGGCGACTTACTGAATGTCGTCCAGATTGTGTCTAACTATTTTGATTCTCTTTATTTACAAACCAAAGAACTTCCTAAACTAAAAAATGTTCAGTATCTTAGTTCTTCGGAGAAACCTTATCCATTCACCAACAAGTCTCTTGAATCTCTGGGGTTTGCCACGCCCGACCTGTTCTTAGAGTCTGATATTCTAGAAGCAATTGGTTCACGCAACGATACAGAAGAGTTCGATGAAAAAATCTGGAATGTTAAAAATCTAATTTATCAAAACATTTATAATAATTTAGTTTACATTTATAAAACTAAAGGAACGATGAAATCTTTTAGGAACCTTCTTAGATGCTATGGTATTGATGAAGAGTTAGTAAGAGTAAACTTGTATGTGGATGGCACCACCTATGAGATGAGAGATGATTATAAATTACAGGCGCTAGAGAAAAAGTTTGTAAATTTTGCTGGTACCGACAGATTCAATGGAACTGTGTATCAGACTGCATCTTCGGATATCGCTGATTCGCGAACCTATATAGCGGGTTCTTCTCATATTGCGTCTTCTTCTTGGACATGGGAATCTCAAGTAGTGGTCCCATCTAAGTTTCCTATTAGTTCTGATTTATATTTCGAAACTGCATTTATATCTGCTTCATTGTTCGGACAACACCAAGCAGTCTCTGATCAGGCAGATTATACATGGCATACAGATGATAATAATAATTTTCAAGTTTATCTTGTCAAGGAAGAAAAAGAATCTCTTAATGCTAAGTTTGTGTTGAAAAGTTTGTCGGAGAACTCTCCCCTTCCAACACTAGAGAGTCCTATCTACACGGATATATATGACAATACTAATTGGAATATAGCAGTCCGCATAAAACCTCAATATGAATTATACAATACTAGTTCAGCAACTCTTACAAGTTCTTATACTTTAGAGTTTCAAGGAGTGGAAACAGAGGGAGAATATATAAGGAATGAGTTTATTCTTTCCGCGTCCCTCGATGCCACATCAGGTTCGAACTTTGTTAAGAGCAATAAGCGCGTTTATGCTGGTGCACACTATACTAATTTTACTGGCACCATCTTAGAGCAAACTGATGTAAAGGTTACGAATAATAGAGTTTGGGCGAGTTTTCTACCCAGCGACGTGATTAGAATACACGCCAAGGATAGTACCAACTACGGGACCAAGTACCCATACCGAAATGCATATCCAGAGAATTCTGACATTTCCGCTAAATCTATTCCGGCGATAGAGACTCTATCTTTGTTTTGGGGATATGATACTCTAAGCAGCTCAGACGATGGTGCCGGACCTGGGTATACGGCGGGGTTCAATGTCGATGATATATCTTCGGGATCAGCAGACCCATATAGAAATTATGGGTTTCTCAATGACGCCCTCAAGACACAACATCCCGGAAGAGGAAACAAATTTTTAGCAAATGACACAGATGCTATCCAAAAAGAATATCTGTCTAATGCCAAACTCCAATCAATTGAAACTGTCCAGAGCGATGATCTCGTAGAAATCATTAGCGAATCAGATGAGGAGATATTTACACGCGAATCTCGTCCGCTCGAATATGTGTACGCTATAGAAAAAGGCATGCAACAAGTTATTTCTGATGAAATGATTGATGTCTTCGGATCTATTGCAGATTTTAATAATATAATCGGGCAACCTGTCAATCGTTATCGACAAAATTATCATGACATGGGCAAACTGAGACAGATATTTTTTAGTAGAGTTAAAAACATACCAAGTCTCATAAAGTATGTTGAATTCTATAAGTGGATCGATGGAGCAATAACATCCATGATTCAGCAACTAATTCCTGCTACTGCTCAATTTTCGGACAGAGTGGCAACGGTTGTAGAAAGTCACGTATTAGAAAGAAATAAATATTGGAATAAATTTCCCACGGTGGAACTGGAAGAGGACACCCCTAGTTCGCCCTTAAGGGGCGTCAATGAACTTTCTTATCCATGGAAATCGGGATCGCCGCCCCTCAATACCTCTCAAAGCAGAAATTGCTATTGGTGGAAAAACAGAGCAGAATTTCATGGGTCTGCTCGCGCCTCGATTATTTCGTCTTCCCATAGCACCTTTGACCGCGAATTTGGGAGTCCTATTCAGTTCGATGCTCCAGGCGTTGAAAGAACCGGCGGCGGTGTGATAAAATTAGATATAACACGCCAAACGACAAAATTCGGATCAAACGGATATTTATTAGTATCCACGAGTAGCTTTTCGCAAGCGGACTGTTTAGATGACTAGAAATAAAAGATTATATAACTCCCTAGAATTACCATTCAACATTTACAGTTCTTCTGCTGAGAATGCATATCTGTCTAGTAGTTTCCAAGGTTTTGATATTACAAACCTTCATGAAGATACCTATGGCGGCATAAAAGATGCTCCCATGCAAGGTCCATTTGCATACAAGTATGTTGGAGGAAACCAACACAGGCATGTTGCTCTCAACCCCGGAAGCGATAATATTGCTAACCGTCCTGAGTTATTCCGCATAGATTTTAATTCTTTGGGTGGAATAAAGGTTGTGGGGCAAGACAGCGGATCGACTTCTTATCCCCGCGCGCCATATACTCGCGACGGTTTGGCAAAAAGGCCGCTCAATTTGGCGAACATACAGCAGCGAACTGGGTCCACTATTATCGGAAACTATACTCATGATTATGAGGTAGTTCAGACAGTGGGAAGAACTTCAAACAACAGGGCGTTTATTGAGGCGAGCGGAGTGGGGTTTATTGGTGATCCTAGTTTACCTCACAGCGGAGCCCTGGTAACACAATTTGTAAGCGGCGCAAGAAGCACACAAAGAGCACTTCCGCCCATGAACGTCTCAGGCACAAATAGTTTTGTCTTTGTCAATCGTTTTAATGCCCCAGGAGGCACTGACGTTAGTTCTAGGGGCGTTTTGGATACATACGCTGAAGAGTATGCACCCAATAACGCAATGCCCTGGAGGAACCGCTCAGTGCGTTCTGTGCTAAGATCAGATTTGACAAGATATACCCCAAAAGCGACGGATATACCGCCCCAAACACCAACTCTATATCATACAACCAATAGGAATCCGAAGAGGATATTCTATAAGCCCACCATCAGTACGCAGTCGTTTGACAACGGATTTGTAACACACGCCATTCCACAATGTTCACTACAATACGCGTGGATTAAGGCATCAGCGATAACGACAAAATTAGAATTACCAGGATATGAGAATAGCAGTTCTGTTCCTTATGGACCATATACAGATATAACTTTTGTTCAATCAGGAGCATATGATCGGGGAGATTTCGTTGGCATCAGTGGAACCATGATTGATAAGTCACAGATCGAAATTCAAACTCCTCTTGGATCAACGAATTTTCTTTCTCGATCTTCTGCCACTTTTTTGAATGCTTATAACGGACCCTATCAGTATCCATCTTGGCAACAAGTTAGAAATCTTTATAATCCTGTAGTAAGGCAATTAGTAAAAGAAAGTATTCTTTCTTTAGCAGATGTCCCGCCGTTGAAAGTAAATTCTATAGGCAATCAAGTTCGCGCACTTCGCGGAGGAGTGACAAACTTCAAAGAGCCCGTTGTGAGCAACAACTCTTTCGCCCTTAATCACGGACTTCGCGCACGACCAGATCCAAATATTGGAAATTTCGTCACTTCGTCTCTTACTTATACCTATAATAATAATCTTTCATCTTTTACCAATCCAAAAATTCGTAATAGATTGGGCATGCACATATCGGATGCGGGATCGCCATATGATAACCTAAGTTCACTTTATTTAGTTGATTCCACGAACAACGATGAGTCCAATTCATATGCCATGTTTCTTTCGCTAGAATATTCACAAGTTCTTTATCCTGCTACTCTTAACGCTTTTCTAAATGAAACTAGAACTAGGACAGAATATGCGGAAGTTTCTGGAACTGGGAGCAATGGATATGACCGGATATTTGGTCACCAAAGAACATTCTTTAAAGAGGTCCCCGCTTCCGGTGATCTTACGGGATTGATAAGGACTGCTGGAGTTGCTCCAAATTCACAAGGATACGCCGGCATTGCTGGTGCGGAAGGACCCAACACTAGACGATCATTTCCTTTTACATCTCAGTTTGATTCGTATATATTCGACAAGGATGCACAAAGCGGCATACAGTCCGCACTCTACGCGGGATGCGGATCGGGTGGTACCGACCCAGGCGCATATTGTTTCAGTTTTGGCAACGTTACCGACATCAGTGTCCCTATTAGGTATTTGAGGTGGAAATCGGCGCAAGCAGTCAACACGTCCACAGGTTCGGGGGACGGTACCATTGTGGTGGAGTTTACGGTCATGAGGGGAGATCATAGCGAATACCCCGCTCTTGCCTACCCAGACGGCGCCGAGGATAATTTATATGTTCAATATAAACATCTTCCTTCTGGTAGTTGGACAAATATGGAATATGGCGGCACCATAACCGCCGCCGATTGCAGTAATGTTGGATTGTGCACACCGGTGACCGCAAGTATATCCGCATCAACGATGTTCACAGAGACTGACTTATTTGAGATCAGAATTGCAATGACCAACTTTCAAGGTCATCAATTCGATCACTATGCTATTGGGGACTTGTACCTTTCGTCTCGATTCGCCACGCAGTGGGTTGATTGTCTCAATTTTGATCCTATGGCAACTGATGGAATAAGGTCTTTTCCCGAAAGCGGATCCTATAGGAGCGTATTGGGAGAATTGATGGGCGACACTGAAAAATCCATGTTTGGAGCATCTGGTGAGGCCCAACCATCAATGGCATTTAATGAATTATATTATCTATCTAATGCATCTGGAAATTTGGAGGTTTATAGTGATTATACCGAGAGACTGACACAACAAATTGCCAACAAGAATTCTTGGTATAATACTTATGAAAAATACGCTTCCGATCTTCGGACTATGGATAAAAGCATATCGATTCTTCCAGAATTTAAAATATCAGATTTTATAGATTATTATTTGATTGAGCGCGGCGGCAACTTTAGAGTAAAGAATCATAAATTTCTTTCTCTCCCCGGCGCATCGATTACATCAAGTGCAGACACAGAAGACTCTCCTATCAGCGCCGATTTTGTTTCCAGGTATGTAGATTCATCAAAAGCAGATAAATTTTCTAAAATATCACGAGAGCATAAAGAAGTCGCCGCTATTTCGCGTGTAGAGTTATCTTGCAAGGGGATTAAAAAGTTGCTGCCATACAATGGATTCTACCCAGCAGATAGAACTCTTCAGTTGGGAAATCTTTTGAGTCAATCTGTCTCTCCGCATATAGCGGGGAAGGGAGAAAATTCGACATCTACTTTTTTTGACCAAGGACTTCAAGGATTGTTGAAACCATTAGTTTCTCCGGGAATTCTATATAACAGTATAAAATCTGGCATTGCTGTAGACTATCCGATCTATACAGGTTCGGTTCCTGGGTTGGTTGCCGGCACAGATGCCCCTTCTGATTTTAGGTTGTCTAGCGGGTCCAACTATAGACTACCTTTCGACTCTTTACTAAACCTTAAGGGCGCCCTCCCAGAGGGTGAAGATAAACCAGTTAGATTGGTTTCTTCCTTTTCTACTTTCGATGACTCTATTTCAACTGAAGACCTTTTTCAATATTCTTTTACTTGGGATGGCGAGAAGTCTCCTTTATTTGAACTTGGAATGCATAATTTTCTAGCAGAAACGGTAGACTTTTTTCTAGAAGATGGTCAACTTACCTCTTACAAGTCACAAGTTCAACCTACGGATGGTTGGGTATTTGAATCTAACAAAACTTATTATATGGACGTGGTGCTAAGAGATACAGTTGAGATGAGTAGGTTTGTGGAGTATAGCGGAAGCAAGACCGTGAGAGAAAATCTAAAGTTTGGTGCTAACGATGGTGCGCAATATGATGCTTTCGGAAACGAGACTCAAGTTATAACAGGAAGTCCTGGATCGGGTCTCTTTTCGATAGTCGGCGCACGATACAATGGTGAGGTTGGATACAAAGCCGGCGCCGCCTATGTTTTCCAAAACGCGCTCGATACACGAGGGTGGAGGCAACTGCACAAATTAACAGCCAGCGATGGTGCATCCCAGACTGAAGCCTTTTTTGGCAACGCAGTGGGTCTCGTATCCGGCACCAATGAGTTTCACTATCTTGTCGGCGCCCGACGTGATGACGATGTAGGTGAAGATGCCGGAGCTGCCTATCTTTATCATTCAACGAGCGCCGGCGTAACGGAACTGAAAATAACAGCAAGTGACGGCGACGAATCAGAGGAATACGGTTATTCCGTTTCAATCACATCCAGTTCGAATGGCATCTATTTTGTTGTGGGCGCCCCGCGCCAGCGCGATACTACTGGCACCGATTACGGCGGGGCCTATCTCTACCATTCAACAAGTGCCGGCATGACAGAATACATTTTGGAACCAAGCGCTGAAGAAAACAATGATGCCTTCGGAAGTGATGTTTCAGTGGTTTCTAGTTCGAATGGGGTATATGTGCTGGTAGGTTCTTATGGCAAGAACGAATCCGTGAGCGATCAAGGCGCGGCATATCTCTACCACTCCACCAGCGCGGCGGTAACAGAGCAAAAACTAACAGCGTCCTCGCCGACGGGAGTGAAATATTTTGGCGTATCCGTTAGTTTAGCATCTGGTTCAAATGATGACGGCATTTATGCTCTTATTGGCGCTAACTATGGCGATGGCCCAGCCACGGATTGTGGCGAGGCATATCTTTTTCACTCCACAAGTGTCGGCGTGACAGAGCAAATACTAACGGCGAGCGATGGGCAGCTAGGCGACCGCTTCGGACACTCTGTTTCTATCGCATCAGGATCTGACGGCATTTTTTGTCTCGTGGGCGCCATATATGAAGATACGCCGGCCTCGAAGGCGGGCGCCTTATATCTTTTTCACTCAACTAGTGCTGGAATAGCGGTGCAATTGCTGGAGAATGATGATAGGCGCAAAAACAACGAATTGGGATGGGGCACCTCCCTGATTAGTTCTAGTGACTCTCTATATGCACAAGCGGGAACCTACAACGGCGATTTTAACGCCAGCGGATCTGGTGCAGCGTATGTGTTCGCTGGATCCTTTGGATCTTTATCCCAATTTATACCGCATTCAGGCACTCAATTTGATTACAAGCAGCATGGCAAACTTTTTGGCATGGCGATATCCGAAGAATATGTGACTCGAACCGGATCAAACTATCAAACCCTCACTTGTCAGGCAAACTCACAAGATCCTGCTTATATTTCTTACACCCCTCCCTACTTTTATGGTGAGTCGGTTGCACGTATTAGTTTTAGTCCAGGAATTCTTGGACCCATCTCGTTTACCTTAGATGAAATATTTGAAAGAGTAAAGGTTGAAAATATATTAACTCCTGACAGCAATAGAATGGCGACTCTTTTTGGTATAAAAAATTCAATAACTTCACTGCAAAATGAAAACAGAATGCCCCTCTCGGCATCAGCGAATATGTTTGGCAGGTTTTATAAACCGGGGGTGACCTATGATCCACAGAGCGGCGAGGCAACCTCCATTGACGACAACATAGATACCAAACCTGCTTGGGTTATTTCTACGAGGTTTGAAAGTCCCGTTCTCGATGTATCTAGTAGCAAATATAATGAACTTTATACTGCTCACAACCCGGCGATGACTGCGACATATGGTTGGGAAGGTGACGGCGCGTCTCATATCAGGCACAACCCGCGCTCAATGTGGACAAGTTATGGTGATGTCCCTCAAGGAACTAAGGGGGTTTATTTTGAGATAAGAGAGTCTTATCCGAGTGAATTAAACCAAGACTCCTCTACTACTGCCTCTCTTTTGCAAACCTGTGGGTTTACCATTCCTGAGCAGGGTAAATCAAAGATCGGGAAGGTAAGAGAGAACAAAGTTATTAGCGAGGCAATTGTTGCCCTTCCTTACTTAGATAATGATGAAGCGAGCGTTCCAACTACCTTTATTGACGGGAAATATTTCATCAAAATAAACAAAGCAATGTTTTCCTATCAGAAACTTAACATTCAGAGTAGCAAACCCGCAGTGCTTTCTGTCAACAATGATGATCTGGGCGATATTCAAACGACCACCATAAGTGATATGATAATGTCAATGACAAAATATGTTATGCCGCCCCACATGGATTTTGTAAAATATGATGATATTGATCCTTTTATTGCATATTTTCTAGAGTTTGAACATACATTGGACCAAAAGGAATTGACTGATATCTGGCAGGGCGTCATGCCCGACTCGGCACTAAAGATTGAAAAGGATGAGGTTATGATTTCCCATGATGTTGGTAAGTTTGATTTCTTTGGAGGGATTTTTGATCCAACAGTTTTTAGTAAAATAAAATTCTTTATTTTCAAAGTTAAAAGAAAGGCAAAGCATAACTACTATGAGATAACTAAAGATTCTACTGATGATTCGAGATTCAACTTTGTATTTTCCGGAGATCCTACACAGGCGGCAATCCCGCTACAAGGAAGTTACAATTGGCCATACGATTTCTTCTCTTTAGTAGAGGGCGCGAAAATAGAAGCAAAGTTTACTTTGAGAAATAAAACTGGTTAGGGGTATTTACTATAAATGACGTTTTTTGATCCCAAAGAAGATGTACTTGATGTCGAATTCACTCAATTCGGAAAATATTTACTTTCGCAAGGAAAATGGAATCCTTTTTATTATTCTTTCTTCGACGACGATATAGACTACGACGCGCAGTACGGTGGAATTAGTGAAGGACAAAACGAAGCACAAGATCGTATTGTTGAAAGTGTCCGACCTCGAACTCAATATGCTTTTGCTGGAATTGAGACTGAAATAAAGAAACAATTGTCTTTGATCCCGTGGGGCGCGAGCGAACATGATAGAATAAGTTTGCAACCGACTGCCGATAGAGATTACGCTCTTAGCATGCCGATGGGACGAAGCGACATAGGGAATCCAAATTTTCCCGCCTGGTCAGTTACTTTTCTTAACGGCGAACTTGATTCTGTTATACCGTATAGCACCTCGTCTTTAGGGAACATTCCCATTGTCCAAATGACCGCAGATAATGTAGTCTTCAAGACAGAGGTCAGAAATAAAAATGAAGAAGGCACGATTCGGAAATCTGATTGTACGGAAACATTAGACTTAGCTAAGAATTTGAATCAAGTTGGAGAGTCGGCACCAGAAGCAGAACCATCCGATTTGATTTTAGCTAATCGAGTATATGAGGATGGTTCTTACATCGGGATTGATGAAGACTATGTGTTGTTAGAAATTCTAGAAAAGAACACTCCCTTCGAAGAAGAAAATGTGGATATTCAAGTTTTCAAACATGAGGAGAATACGAAAGGACAACCAGTTCTAACTCCTTTGAAATTTTATAAAAAGAAAAAGATGGTTGTAAACGATATCCTTTTAGATGATACAGACGCGGAACTTAATCAGCAAGCAGAATTGACCCCAGAGTATGTTGAATATTTTTTCAATGTTTGGGTCGATGACGAGATAGATATAGAAACCCTATGCAAAGCAGTCACGGTTAGAGAAACTTTGGGACTATATGCTCCTCCTATCGATTGCCCCGAGCGCCTCCCCAAAGATCTTGATGCGCCCAGATATGATTGTGATCCTGAGTGCGAAGAGTGTGACGTATGTGACGGCCCGTGCTGCGGCGAAGAGGGTCATGTATGTCCTGAGGAGGGAACAGCATGATACCAATAAGCGCTGTTGAAAGTCTCCTCCCTGCGATCAAAATAAAGAGCGTCGTCATTGCCGACCCAACTCAAGTTACTGCTGATCCGTCGAGATCAAGAAGAAGAAATGCTATAAAAAAACCTAGTACTTTAGATGTGAGGGTTAAGGTTTCTGCTATTACCACCGTTGGAACATCCGACCCGGACAACGTGGATTCTCAAGATTTCCTATCTATTCCTAATTTCAAATTCAAAGAGCACTTGCGAGTCGCTATTATTCAGAGTTCCCATCAGAAAGCAACGTGGTTACTTCAGACGCTGGGGGATGAAATATTAGAATATATCGGTCCTCTTGATCAGTGGCACGGGAACGCCAAATTTGATGATCTTCTTTATACGAATGTGGTCTCGCGCCTGGGAATTTCAAAAGGCAGAACAGCGGCGTTCAAGTCCTCCTCCTATGAGGTTCAGACTAAAAAATTATTTGAGCAAATAACTAAACCTATTTTAGAAAAAATCGACGAAGATGGAAACCGCGTCGAGTCTATTCCCATAGATTTTTCTTTTACAGTCCCTCAAAAAAATCCCAAGCATTTGGCATACTTTGTTCTTTGTTATATCGATTATGATTCTCTTGCTGAGTCTCTGAAGATTCCATCTCAAGATAAATTTATAAATTTAGATTTAAATCCTAGAGACTTTGAGCAACTCGGGTTTTTTGCCACTCCCCTAGAGAATGAAACTGTTTTTGATGATGGAGCATTGTCTAATGTGACTCATTTTTTTAAGTCCCCCGACAATAAGATATGGACGGGCACCGTTCACAGGACGAAGGGCGGCAAATATATGACAGGGTTACGCTCAAGTGCAGACTCGGTGAACTTGACTTCTTTCCAAACGAAGAATGTGAAGATTCAGGATTTCAGGAATAGAGAAGCATTTATGAGAATAAACACTATGAGTGATTTTCAGGATGAGCAGGCGGCCTTATTTAATGTTGTAGGAAATTTTGATCCCAAACTAAGAGTTCTAAATCCGAAACTCAGCGCCAAACACCCTTATGTTAGTGACGCTTTTTTGTCTGTCAATGCAGCCAACACGGTGAAGTTCATGTTTTTGGTAAATATGGATTCCTTGTTTACTTCTAATTCTATGTTTGGCAAGGTGATAAAAACAAGCAGACCCTCTTTACGGAGAGAAATTCTCTCTAAATCTACTATAAAATCTATGAAGATTTATAGAGAAACTGTTCGGAAAGTGATAGGGTCCAACGCCTTGGGAGATCCGGCTGAAAAATATTTGGAACAAAATGAGGCGCCCGTTCTAGTTGCTTCCGTCTCTCAACCACGGAACTTCAAAACAGTAAATAGGACGACTAGCCTAGATGAGGAAACAAAGATGTCCTTTTCTGATCTCCATATCAGAAGTTTCAATGTGGTAGATAGAGATTTTCATGGAGCATCCAAGGGTCAATATCGGTATAGATTAGAATTGGAAATTTTTGATGGAACCATCGAATATTTTCGAGAACAGGTTTTCAAATTAAGAAGATTTGCCGATGTGCTGAAAAACTTCGCCTCGGATATGAACAATTCTCTCGTCCGCCCAGACGAAGAGAGAGATAACCCATATATTGCAGACGCCGCCGTATCCTTATCTCGCACCAGAGAAGTGGGGGGGTATGATTCGAGGTTTGGTAATCTAACTCCGAACTATGCGATTAAGATGAAGGCGAAATATTCTACCGACATCAGAGAGGGCATAGATGGTTTTATAAAGATAATGAAGATCTTTATGCATGATAAAAATTTTGATATTGCGGCACAAAGTAGAATTAAAAACTTTTTCATGCTTATTACGAACCCCAACACAGTCAACCCCGAGAGTGTTCTGTCAATATTATCGCTCGTTGACCTTACGATTGGTAAAATTTCTTCGTTTATTGGAGAAAATGTTGAAATTACTGATCCTAAAACCAAGAAATCTGAAAATATAATAGGCGGATCCAATTCATCTGCGGACAGCAAGACCATTACAATAACTAAACAATTTGGTAATATTGCAGATTTGTCCACTTATAATGTGGGAGGGTATGATTACTTATCCCCCAGCATCAGACAAAGTATCGCAGAAGGTCCGGCACAAATTGGATTGAAGTTTATTAATGGAAGAAGTTATCGTCAAAGGGCGCAATCAGAAACGTTAAGATATTTTTTGACCACTACTCCCAATATTAGCAAAGGGATGACTGGGGGCAACCCCCCTCAAAGTTGGTCAGGCGGCGACAGCGCACAAAGCAATTCTCTAACTTTTTTTGCACCATCCATTGTGAAAGTTGATGGATTGGTAGATATCTTAAACGGGGATAATATCAGAAATAATGAAATGCTTCGAAAACTGGAAGCAAGAATGGCGCTCGCCACAACAGAGAAAGAGAAATCTTACGAGACACCATCGTTTATGCGCACCACAACGTCCCAACTCAGAGCAAACACCTCCCCGGCCATCGCGTTGCAGGATCAGGTGGATTATTTTGCGACAAATTATAGTCTCATACCCACCCCTCCCAAATCTATCACCTTGGCAGAGAGGGGAAATACGACCCCCGCCTTGCCGACTGAGGAGGAGGATTTCGATCCATCTCCGCTTGCCCTAACCGACCCGTCGACCCATCCCGGCGCCCTTTACCAAGAAATGTTTCGTAGAGACGTAAGCAAATCTAAAGAAAAAGATGCTGCAATGTATTTCGGCTCCGGCGAAGAGAACCAGATTAACTTGTTCAATCTCAACGATACGTCAAACTATCTCCAGCGCGCACCCAGGTCTTCGGTAATGAAATTACCTAATCAAATAAAAGCGCTCTTTATGGCGGCAACTGGTAATTTTGCCGAGATTAAAACTCGCCCTTTCGTGAAACCAAACATATTTTTGGATCCTAGTCGAGGATCTGCCTCGACTATGCAATATAAAATGCTTGTTAAAGTAGAATATTTGGGAGGGTTCTCCTCCAGCACGCTAACTTCTAAGAAGGCGTTGCTGATGAGTGCACCACAGTGGCTCCCCCTTACCTCCGGCGCGTTTTCAAAAATGGTAGGAAAAAAACTCCTGTGTCGTCTAAAGAAGTATGAAGTGGGCACATGGGGATTGACCAGACCAGCGCATATGGATCTTCCTATTTTTGATGAGTATTTTATTTTACAACCAGATGTCTCCTTTACGACCCCCCTCGGCGCAGAGGAAGACATTTCCTCAGAGAGTTTTTCAGATAATGATATTATTCCAGAGGGGTTTGGAGAGTTAGAAGATACCTTCGCAGGACTCAGGGAGTTCGGAAGGACCAATAGACCGAAGAAGGTGTATCGACTTCGTTCAAGCAATTTTAAGAATATCATATCTAAACTAAGAGACTCCAAAGAAACCATTCACAGTGATGTGGTAGCGGATGCTTTCAACTTCAATCGTATTGCGGTCGATGCTCACGGAAAGCGTATGTTTGTGGGAAGCGGGAAGATTCCAAAAAATAGTGCAATCGCTAAGAGAATTTCATCTCTTCCAAAAGATAAAGCTAATCCTTCTTTGTTGGAGGCGATCAAGGGAGGAAAGGGTTCTTCACGAATGGAATTGAAAAGTAATTTTCAAAGTTTTGAATTTGTAGGACGACTTCCTCAGTTGAGGGAAAAGTTGGTAGAACTTAGAACTCAATCGAATATCATGAAGCAAAGGAAAGAAACCTTGCAGCAAAGATTAAAAAATTTCAACGAGAAGAAGGGGGTGGAATCTAAGAACCTAAGTTCTGTTCGCCCAACTCAAAAAAATAAGAACTCAAGAGACGCTCTTCTAACGAGGATGGGCAAGTATGATAATATAATAGACAAGATGACCACTCGCATGAATGGGAGCAACCGCGAGATGAAAAAGTTAGATCGCGAAGAACGAGACACGGTTGCTGCCATAAAAAAAGAAATGGGCAGTCTCCAAACGAAAATCATTCAAGGAAGAACTGGAGGAGAAAAACAAACGAAGGGGGTGAAACAAACCCACAAAACTGAAAATCCATATAGTTCTACTAAAAATTTGCAGGCATCCATTGATATAGAATTAGATAGGATATCTGCTAACGAAGTTTTTGTTCAAAGCAAGGACATCGAAAAAATATCTAAATACAAAAGTCACATGTCGGATAGCGACGCACAGGAGTTTAGTCTTTTGGTTGACGGACTAAAGGAGTACTCAAAGGGCGAAGATTTTTCAAACAGAATGATTGACGAGGATCACCGTGTCGTAGGAAGCGTTTCCACTTTGGTGGACAAAACGAAACCGGATTCGTGGTCATCACCCCCTCAGGATCTATTTAGTAGTGTTGAGAGGAAAGATTTCAATTATCAGTTTGCTCTGCAAGAGGTTGCATCTATCAGAGATGCTCTAAAGAATTCTGGCGCCCCAGAGATGTATATCAAGCAGACTTCCATTGATTTGGCGAAAAAGATTGTGGGGAGAAGCAGGTTGGGCACCGAAACTCAAGCGCTTGCTATTGAATCAATTATTAGTGAAATTTTTTCGGATACGGATTAAGGAATGAAGAGTATAAAGAAATCATTTGGCAGAGATGCTTTTTATGTGAATGGGGAATTGGTAGGATCCGAATCGACCTTTGTGGCGGATACTCTAAGAAATACTCTAGGAAAATTCTTCATCGTCGGTGCAGACAAGACCCTTCGATACCACGAGCAGATCTATCCTCCTATTGAATTTTCCTCTCGCACTAATTTTTCGAATGTAACCAAAAAAAATTCCCTAAGGGTACAATTCGCCTCCCAAATAAAAAATTTTGAAGATGAATTTGACGCCCTAGCGTCTGTGACCAACACTTCGGAGACTTTTTATGACTATTGCTTTAGGAAAGATTTGCCCATAAAGCATTCTCTCTTGGAGAGAATGAATAAGGTGGGCACTACCGAACATGTGGACGCGGATTCGCACTACAATTTCTTAGTAAAACCGTACGAACTTCTTCTTTCCAAGAACGAATCAATCCCGGAAAATATTTTACCCAACTTTTACAGTTTATATGCTCAGGGAGTTTTTGATCAAAAGAATGTAGTAAATTTGAATTCGTTGCGCGGCAACTATAAAAAGAAAATTAGTGAAGATTTTTTGACAGTCTTTAAGCGAGATAATGAAAATGTGAAAAGTAGGTATGCTATGTATTTTACGAAGTTTGCCGAAGTTTCTAAAAATTTGCTTTCCAACCTGACTCCGACACGGACTCGGGACATGGGAACTTCTCTCTTTTCAAGTTTGTCATCAGAATATGATACTTATATTTTTAGTGATTCCAGTCTTCCCCTCCTTACAACTGAAGCGATTAAGGGGGAAATGTTTCCAATGCATAACGAGATCAGATTTTCTACTGATCGAAATACTGCATTTGCCAACATTTTGCGGGAATTGAAAATTGAGGGAGAATTGATAAAAGAGGTGATAGGCGCCTCCGACCCGATACGCCAGAGATTCGGAAGAAGCATTGAGGAGTACACCCCCTCTAATATTCCCAGCGTCCCCCCATCCTCAGTGAGCACATACGGAACATCTAATTTAAAAATGTGGGATATAAAGGAGTGGATTACCAAAAAGATTTTTAGGAATGAGACAACCAAGGGAGTGTTTCTGGGGTCTGTTCAAGAGGAGAGCGGCGAGGCGAATAAGAGTTTGCAGGAGATTCTCACTAAACTATTGCTGAGTACCAAAATCAATAGATTTTCCCAGAATAATTTTAGAAGTTTGCAAGAGTTGTTTGATGGGACTCCATCTTATTCTGAAGTGGTTTTTTATAAAATAACTAAAGTTGCTCAAAGCAATCCCGGAGTTCCGATTACCACCTATTATATTCCTAATTCAAGTGCCTTGGATGTGTGCCGATTTATTGACACCCAAGTGAAGTATGGAAAGAAATATGATTATAAAATAACTTCCTACACCCTCGTGGTCGGATCTAAGTACACTTATAGTTCTATAAATAAAGTAAACAATAGTACATTAGAATTTGATGTGGGGACCGTCCCCAGCATGAAGTTGATCGAAGTGCCATTCCACGATGTCAAGGGGTTGATGGTATTAGATTCTCCACCGATGCCTCCAGAATCTACAATTATTCCCTTAAAGGGAATCAATAATCGGGTTATAATAAACTTGAATGGAACAACGGGAAATCGTGTACTGGATCCAATAAAGATTGAACCAACCGATCAAGAGAAAATTGATTTGCAAAAAACGACTCAGAGGAGAGGCGATAACAAACTAAGATTTCGATCCGACGATGCGCCTGCTCTGTTTGAGGTCTTCAGAACTACGAAGAGACCTGCTTCTTATGCGGACTTTCAAGGAACGAAATCAGCGGAAATTTCTACTGGAAATGTGGCCACCGCGGCCGCATACAAGGATACTATAGAACCCAACACTAAGTATTATTATGCATTTAGGACAATAGATATCCACGGCAACATTTCTAACCCCTCTGCTGTCTATGAAATTGAAATGATAAGTGATCGCGGATTACCGTTCCTAGAGATTAGATCGCCTCAATTTGATGAGGGCGATCCTTATGAGAAAAGTAAGAAAGAGTTTTCCAAAACCATGAAAAGATACATCCAGGTTTTGCCCACCGTCCCCCAGGGACTTTTGAATGTCGCTGATTCTAATTTGCTGGTGAACGCAGATGGTGAACCAATCGAGACAGTCAAGGGAGTGCAGTCTGTAGTGTTGGGAGTGGCGGATGAAAGATTGTGGGGTAAAAAATTTAGAATTAGGTTCACTTCGCAAAAGACAGGAAGAAAGATTGATTTAGATGTTAATTTTAGTGTGGAACATCAACTAAAGGAAAGTTAATACTAATTATTGTGATAGGAGAGTTATTATGGCATTTTTAGACAATTCGGGAGACATCATTTTGGATGCCGTCCTTACAGATACAGGCAGATTGCGCTTGGCAAGAGGAGACGGATCATTTCGTATTGCAAAGTTTTCTCTTGGCGATGACGAGATAGATTACGGAAAGTATGATAAGAACAATGCAAGCGGGAGTGCTTACTATGATTTAGACATTTTGAAAACTCCTATTTTAGAGGCATTTACAAATAATACGTCGAATATGAAATCAAAATTAATTTCTATTGCGCGTACTAATTTACTATATTTGCCAGTTATTGAACTCAACACTTTAAATTCCAACAATGAGACTTATTCTACCTTCAACATGTTTTTGGTCACGGTGGACAATGCGACATCCCTTCAATTGGAGTCCGATAGTGTTAACTCTGGCATTTTGAACGGCAACAATGTAACCAATTCTGATTCATATATACGCCTAGACCAGGGACTAGATACTACAAAATTGTCTGCCACCAATCCTATTGATGCGGATTTGAAGGAGACACAATATATTATTGAAATGGATAATCGTTTCGGAAGAATGTCTTCCACAACTGGCGTACAGGCAGATGTAAGTTTTGTTGATGACGATAATATTGCGAGTTATTTTCTCTCTCAAGGCGCCTCATCGGGGTTTGTTGCCGACTTGCCAACCGATGGTGGCAAAGAAAAGAACACCCGGCAGGCAATCGCTGGACCAAGGGGCACCAAGCTCATGTTTAAAGTCAAGTCATCTGTAGACTTGGAGGGGAGCACTTTCCTCTTTACACAACTAGGATCTACCATGGTCATTGGCAGCACCACTTATCGGACGATTGATTCGACAATCAAAGTGACGGGCGCGACTACGGGATATAGAATTGATGTTCCTGTGAGATACATCAAGAAGGTCTAAATACTAGAACGAGGTTAGAGAATGGCTACAATTTATAAAACTTTTTTGAATAACGATGTCGCTTCCACAAGAACACTCTTGCACGAGGCGGTTCCCATTACGGGTTCAATTGTTTCTGGAACATATTCAGATGCTAATATTAAAACATTTACTGCGGATTTATTTGAATCAGTTTATGATTATCCATATTTGAGTTCATCTGCAAATCATATTTTTGATATTACTGCGGGTTATGCTTCGAACTCTTCATTGTCTGCTTCTGCTGTGGCAAACAGCGTGTCTGCCGCAGACATAAAAAGCAAGATCAACATGTACAATGAAATGGCACAGGTTCTGATGGGACACGATCTTACTGGTTCGATACTCCAATTTGATCAGGACGGGGATCTTGGCGCCGGCGGAACTAAACTTAAAGAAATTTATGTTCTCAATTTTGCTAGACTGGTAACCAAAGATGAGATAAAAAAAGGATCTTTTAGTTTGTCGCTTGCCAAGGGAGCTACCCACTCTACGATTGATTTTACCGACGTTCTCAATATAACCGACTACAATGCAGATAACGATTTCAGAGTCAACTCTCCAGTTGGGGAGTATGGTGTTCTTTACACTTCTTCGGTGGCCATCAACACAGGTTCGGGCGTCGGATTGCTTTACTATCAGGCGGGCATGTGTGTTTTGACCGCCTCAGTTTTTGCAGGCGCCGAAATGAATGTAGGAGGGGAAAATGTCGCTGCTCTTTTGAGTGGTTCGGGCATTACTACCAATGCAAATGAATTGCGCCGCCGTTTTGCCAACGTTGACTTTAACAACACTACGGAACTCAACTCTACTGTTTATTTTTGCCGAGCAAATCATAATGAATTCAACTACAGCGCTAATCCAACTTATCTAAGTTCAAGTCAGATTGTGGTTAAACAAGAAACAACAGATGCCCCAGTTGCTTATATGACAAGCGTAGGACTTTACTCAGCGGATAATGAATTACTGGGAGTAGCAAAACTTTCGGAACCTCTTAAGAAGGATCCAAATAATGAACTTATTTTACGGGTGAGATTAGATTATTAAAAAATGCAACTATGTCATTGTATAAATTCGAATCAGAAGATATTCTCATCAATCGGATAAAAGCGTATCCTACCGTAAAATTTGTTATACACACAAGTTCAGTACATTACAATAACGAAGTAAATAAGTTCGGCACTCCGAATGGAAATATTTCTCTTAATGAACTGGGAACGCTGAAAGCTTTTGGTTCGGATTATTATTCTTTTATAACTAAAGATAGTTCAAGGATAGGATGGAAAACTATTTCTGTAGGCGCATTCAATTCTCTTAATTACGGAGATGTGATGACATCTTCGCTACCCCTCACCGCGTCCATTCAGAGTCAGTACTTTCCT